ATGTAATCTGTTGTGACACCGAAGTAATCAGCGAGTTTAATTACAGCCTCAGTAGAGGGTTTTGCTTTTCCTTTTTTCCAGTCTGTTATTGCGCTGTTGGAAATTTCCAATTTTGTGGTTAGCTGCTTGGCATTTACTTTATGCGTATTCATGAGGTCAAGTATTCTATCTATCAACAAAATGCCTCCTTTGAAAATAAATTGGAAAATTCTGAAATAATTATTGACTTTCTGGAATATTCCAATTATAATGCAAGTGTAAGATACAAATAACAAATACAAACGCATTAAAAAAGTAAATACGGAAGCGACCGGGAAAAGCCGTACCCAGGCGGTGCAGTTGCCGAAAGCGCCCGATACCGAACCCCATATCCCTGTGACACTACAAACGAAGAAAGAATAGTCAGGAAGATGAGTTCGGGGTCACTTCTGCTAAAGCAGAAAACAGCATTTACTTTGACATTCCCCCGGCGGTGTAGAGGACATCTGTTAAGAGTGCTCTGAACACTCGCACCGCTTTTCGGCCTTTGCTGTGATGGGTGGTCTTCTCCTGTTGTCAGGGCGACGGTGGAGATAAGAAAAATGAATCACAGCAGCGGGAACAGTAGCCAGCCTATCGCTTGTTCCCGACTTAGGATCCTTAGCTCAGCAGGTCAGAGCATCCGGCTCATAACCGGAATGTCCTGGGTTCAAGTCCCAGAGGATCCACTCTGCTGGCTCCGTAAAATTAAACAATATCGATGAAAAGGTCGCAGAATGTAAACCGGGTTACACATAGAGCTTTTCAGGAAATAAACCTCTGTTCAATGATAGTCTTTCTCAAATGAATTCTTCACAAGAAATACCACGGAGCCAGCACCAAGCACCTATCGTCTAGGGGTAGGACATCTGCCTTCCAAGCAGAAAACACCGGTTCGAATCCGGCTAGGTGCTTTTCCTCTCGGTGCGGGAGGAGATGTTTTTTTACTTAAAAATAATACATTTGTATTATTACTATTTTAAGCAAAGCACAGATGAAAGTCAATGATTCCAAAGGGAGAGGAGGCGCAGATATGGAAAAGAGAGTACAGCCGGAATGGGGAAAAGAGGTGCGAAAAGTCTTGATTGAAAGAGATATGTCAATCAATGACCTTGCAGAAAGTATTGGGATGTCTCGTACCCACGTTTCGGCAGTGGTAAACGGCAGATTGCTGAGCGAGAATGCAAAAGAGAAAATATGTAGTTTCCTCGGAATTGAGGAATAAAAAGAACCGCCGCAGGGAAAGGGGCGGCGGTTTTGTAGCAGGCTCGCGAGTAAGCCGAGAAATGATTTCATTTCCATCATTATAGCAAGGAAAGGACTGTGGGAAAATGGGACAACGCCCGACAAAAGCGGCAGGGAATATATACTGCCAGTGCCGGAAAAGGGCGGCACAGTACAATGACAGATTGAACAGCCGTGAAGGTGCTGCAGAACTGCTGGGTGTGTCGCCATCAACAATAGCAGATTATGAGTTGGGGACAACTAAGGTGATACCTGTGGATAAAGTGGTTTTGATGGCTGATATCTACAATGCACCTGAATTAGAGAACTATTACTGCAGGAATGAATGTCCAATCGGGAGAGACCTTCCGATTGAGGCAGGATCCATTGAGCGGGTAACGGTTCAGTTTATGAAGCATCTGAATCCAGACAAATTGGTTTCTTTGCAGAAACGTCTGGTTGATATTGCCGAAGATGGTGAGATTACTAAGGATGAAACAAAAGACCTGAGAGATGTTCTGAAAGAGATAGATACAATGGAGAAGGTCTTGCAGGGATTATTGCTTCTGGGAGAAAAGGTGCTGAAAGGAGGCGTTACAGAATGAAGTTATTGACAATTAAAGAGGCAGCTACCGCAACTGGCTTAAAAGAGTGTGAATTGCGCCTTGGTGCCAAGCAGGGAAGATACCCCTATATCAGAAGTGGCAGGGGCGGAAGAAATGCACCATATTTCTTTGAACTGGGATTGCTGGAGAAGGCAATCGAGGAGCAGGCGCAGCAGAATATGTTGGAGGCTAAGAAGGCTTTTGAAGAAACGATTGCGAATATGCCAACCCAGCAGAAACGATATGTGCCGGGAACGCCGTATAGATATACGGAAAGAGAGCGTCCTTTGAGACCTGATGAAATAGAAAAACGAAAGATGTTATATATTGCTGAATAAAGGGAGGGAGCAAAAATGTATCATACTTGCGAGCACTGTGGGGCTAATCTTGATCCGGATGAGAAATGTGATTGTCAGGATAAATTAGAGCAGAGAGAAGCGGAACTGCAGAAGATGATGGAAGTGGATAAGAAAAATAAAGACTTCCCTGGGCAGATGAAATTAGTGATTTGAAAGGAGAAAACATGATGTATGAACAGAGATATATCGAAGGTATGTGCAGAAATGCGATTCTTCGGTATAAGTGTGCCAGAAACAGAAAAATCCGCAGAATGCTTAAAATTACTGTATTTACGATTTCCGTTTGGTTTTTCGTTGCAATAGCCATTTTATGGTTCGCTGTACTGATGCAGGATTTAGCCTATGTGGAGCGTGGATATTACGCCTTGGGCGGGGAACTGATTGTTGTTCTGGCTTATTCGGTTGTTTTGATTTACATAGCTGACCGATTCAGCGCATGGGTTGTGAGTCACCTGTGAATTTGTACAAGCTTTATACAGAAAAGAAAAAGCCCCTGCTGAATCAGCGGTGGCACGCTTTGGCAAGGGACTTTAGGAAAAAATATATAAAAAGCATAGCATAAACAAGTGTAAAAGTCAAAAGGAGGAATCAGGATGATAGTTGGCGTGAAATACAAAAACGAAAGGACCGGTAAATATGGTGGACGGGCATATTCCTATAACTGTGAGTTAGAGGATCCGAAGGATGGAGATGTCGTTGTTGCCCCGGTAAAAGATGGCGAATGCGAAGCTGTGATTGTGGAGTTGGATGTTGATCCTGCAACTACGGAAGGCATCCAACTGAAAACAATTACAAAGCGAGCGGAAAATGCAGCGGATAAGGCAGAAGGCGAAGGAGAGCCTAAAACGGTAAATGTCAGTCTGGATGATTTGGCCTTGCCAGATTCGGCTCATCAGGAGGCACCTTCTATCGAAAACGCTATTGTATTGAAACAGCTTCCGATTATTGAGGATCGCATGAGGGAGTTGGGGGGCGCAGTAAAAGAGAGAGTAATGCAGGCGTGTTCTTTGGTATGTACCGAGGATACATATAAAGAGATTAGAAAGGTTCGTGCACAGTTAAATAAGGAATTCAATGAACTGGAAGAACAGCGCAAGAAGGTCAAGAACGCCATTTTGGACCCGTATAAGGCGTTTGAGAATGTTTACGATGAATGTGTAGCAAAACCCTACAGACAGGCAGATAAGCAGCTTGCAGAGAGGATTCGCGGCGTTACAGACGGTCTGCTGGCGGAAAAGACCGACGAAGTTTTGAAATACTTTGAGGAATATCGCACATCAAAGGGACTGGATTTCCTTGAGTTTGAACATGCAAACATCAGAGTCACAATGAGTGATTCTTTGAAAAAGCTGAAGGAGAAAGCGAAGGACGTTATTGATCATGTGGCGGCCGATGTGGATGTGATTCGTAGTATGGAATATGCCGAAGAAATTCTTGTGGAATATAAGCAGGATTTTATGCTGAATGCAGCGCTTAGTAGAGTGAAAGAAAGACATAAGGCAATAGAAGCCGCAAAGGCGGCGGAGGCTTCCAGAATGGAAAGAGCCATTTCGCAAAAGAAGGCGGAGGAATCCGTACAGAAGGAAATCGAAACAATGCAGAAAGAAGAGCGTACCGCTATATTGGAAGCACCTATGGAAAAGCCTTTAGAGACAGAAGTAAAGAAAACAGTTCCAGATGAAAAGCCCGTTACCTATACAACGGCATTCCGAGTGGTTGGTACACTAGAACAGTTAAAAGCGCTGAAGCAGTTTTTGAATGAAGGAGGTTATGAATATGAGCAGCTCTGATACCCGAAAACCGAAATTTTCTGTTGCAATCACAACGGGCGGATTTCAGAAAACAATCAATAATACTTTAGGTGATCCACAGAGAGCAAAGAAATTTATTAGCAGCATTACTTCTGCTGTGGCAGTTAATCCGGCTCTGCAGGAATGTGAAGCGAGCAGTATTTTAGCAGGGGCGCTTCTGGGGGAGAGCATGAATTTGCAGCCCTCTCCTCAACTGGGACAGTATTATCTGGTTCCTTTTAAAATCAAGGAAAAAGTAGATAGAAGAACAGGACAGGTTATTGCTCCTGCTACTGTTAAGGCACAGTTTGTACTTGGATATAAGGGATATATTCAGTTAGCACTGCGTACAGGACAGTATAAGAAACTGAATGTTATTGAGATTAAAGAAGGCGAATTGAGAAGTTTTGATTATCTAAACGAAGAAATTGAATGTGTGATGATCAACGATTTCGAGGAAAGAGAAAATGCGGAAACGGTTGGTTATTATGCCATGTTTGAATATATGAATGGCTTCCGCAAAGCAATGTACTGGACGAAGGACCAGATGATGCGCCATGCGGACAAATTTAGCCCTGCATTTTCAGCAGAAGCATATACAAGACTGAAGAATGGAGAGATTCCTGACAAGGAGTTATGGAAATATTCTTCCTTTTGGTATAAAAATTTTGATGATATGGCAAAGAAAACTATGCTTCGTCAGATCATCAGTAAATGGGGAATTATGTCCGCTGAGTTGGTATCTGCTATTGAGCATGATAATAAATTTATGCAAAACCAGGGGGCCAATATTGTTGAAGAGAACATCGAAGAACCTGCAATGGATTCTATGATTGGCAGTCCCCAGAACATTATTGACGAGGATCCTGTAACAGAACCGCAGAACATCAATTTTGATGATATCTAAGGAGCAAAGCCATGAAAAAAATAAAGATGGACTGTGGCCACATTGCATACAAGGTAAGCCGGCAGGAAGTCATGTTGCTGGGTGGATGTGGTATTTGTGATGATTGCAATACATCTGCAGAAACAGGATACCTTGTGCCGGTCCTAAACCGTTGGTTATGTCCAAAATGCTATGAAGATTTTAATAGAAGAGCAACCTTTTATCCAGAAGACCTTTGGGCGGAAGAGTGTAACAGTAAATATTATGAAAGCGTTATACCTGTAGATGGGGGTGAGAAAGATGGATGATTTCAACTATCAAATCATCCGCAGCGGCAGTAAAGGAAATGCTGTGATATTGGGTAACAGTATTATGGTAGACTGCGGCGTACCGTGGAGAGCGATAAATGGACCGCACAAACACCTTGCTTTAGTTTTGCTCACGCATATCCATAGTGATCATTTCAAGCCATCGACAATTCACAGGCTTGCAAATGAACGTCCCATGCTTCGTTTTGCCTGTGGGCGGTGGTTGCTTCAGCCGTTGTTGGATTGCGGAGTGGAACCCCACAGGATTGATGTAGTGAGTTCTTCATCGACATTTCTGTACCGCAGGCTTTGTGAAATCACGCCGATAGATTTGGTTCATGATGTTCCTAATATTGGATACAAAATTACGATGTTAGGTGAAGATGAGAGTCCGATAAAGAAGATTTTTTATGCAACGGATACAGGAAATCTAAACGGAATTACCGCTCCTGACTATGATTTATATTTACTGGAAGCCAATTATGGCGCAGAAGAAATAAAGAAACGTCTGGACGATAAGAAGGCAAATGGTGAATATGCCTATGAACACAGGGTAATGAAGACACATTTATCCTTAGAGCAATGCAATGACTTTATTTATGCCAATATCGGTGCTGGTGGGGAATATGTATATCTCCATCAGCATGAATAGGAGGGAGGAAGGAGCAGCATGGGTACGATCATTCCTGGAAGAATCATTGGAGCGGATGCAGATGGAATTACTGTTTATGCAAACTTTACTAATTTTGAGTATCTGATGGATAAAGAAGTCTGTAACTGCGAAGTGATTCTAAGGGATGGCCGGCAGCTGAGCCCATCCCAGAGAAATAAAATTTTTGCATTAGTGCAGGATATTACAAAGCATATCAGTGGTGGACAGAAGTCAGAGGAATTCTATGAAACACTGACTTCGATGCAGTTGTTATATGTGATTGATTTGGAAGATCGTGAAGAGATTCGTAAGCGGCTTACATATAACTACTGCCAATTAAGAGGCATTGACCTTTTCAGCTTAAAGGAAAGAAGCCCTGATACTATCGATATGACAACGGCTGGCGATTTTATCGATTGGTTGGTTGAATTATGTATTATCCATGGAATTCAATGCTCAGACAGCCTTATAGAACGGTGTGAAGATCAGCAAAGGTATTTGTATGCTTGCGTAATGCAGAAAGTGTGCTGCATTTGTGGGCAGCCTGCCGACATACACGAATATGATACGGTAGGCATGGGCAGAGAACGGAGAACAATTCACCATGAAGGTCAGAGGGTACAGCCATTATGCCGTAGACATCATATAGAGGTGGGGCAGATTGGGCAGAATGCCTTCGATCGAAAATATCATGTTTCATGGGTCAGGTTGGATGCAAGGGCTTGTGAACAATTGAAATGGAAAAAATAAATGTGTGATTGCGTGGTATGGCCGTTCGGAAGGGTTGCCATATTGTGCAGGCCAAAACAGCATAGGAAAGCAGGTGTGCTCCATGAAGGAGGGGTTGGACTACTTCTATCTGGTGTGTAACCAAGGAGATAAATTAAACCTGATAGAAGCTGAATTTGGCATCACTGGATTTGCAGTAGTAGTGAAACTTCTTCAGAAAATATATGGGGAGAAGGGCTACTACTGTAAATGGGACGATGACGTTGCGCTTTTGTTCGCAGACCGGGTATGCCGGATGCAGGGTGGGGGCGTTGTGTTGGAAATCGTAAAATGTGCGCTTCGAAGAAAGTTTTTTGATGAGGGAATGTTCCAGAAATATGGCATTTTAACATCTGCCAGTATCCAGGAATACTATTTTGAAGCGGCTAAACGGAGAACATCTGTAAAGGTGCATGAAGAGTACCTTTTATTAAGTGATGCCGAAATTCCGAAAAATGTAAGCATAATTCAAAAAAATGCAGACAGAAATGCAAAAAATGCAGACAGAAATCAACAGAGGAGAGTAGAGGAGAGTAGAGCAAATAAAACATTCTCTAAAGAGAATGTTTGCGCAGAGCCAGAATCTGGCACTACGCAGCAACCAGTGCAACTGCTTTTGAATGATGGTTCAGCGTATTCTGTAAAACAAGCGGAGATCTCATTATATCAAGATACATATCCCAATGTAGATGTAATGCAGCAGTTGAGAGAAATGTCTTTATGGTGTATCGATAACCCCAAGAAGAGGAAAACAAAAAGTGGCATTAAACGGTTTATTTCTAACTGGCTTGGTAGAGAGCAGGATAAAGGGAATAGGTTTGTGACGCAGAAGGCGAGTCAGAATAAATTTTGCAATTATACGCCGTCCTATACAAATGACACTATAGAAGATGTTGAACGGTTAGAACGGGAAATGAGAATTCGAGAAATAAATACAGATGGATAGGGGGAGATTCCTATGGGAATTAGGAAGAGACTGACGCAAAGCAAAGAGAAGAAGACATACCATACAGATATTTTGGTTGCTTTGCAGGCTTATGAAGATACGGGGATGACACCCCGGGAAATAGAGAAGATGAGAGATAACAGGGAAAACTCAAAGGTTGTTAATCCGGAGCATGCCCCTGAGCCAGAAAAAGCAAAATATGCTTTACCGGGCTGGTTTCAAAAGACCATGCGACAGCGTAGAAAATGTGTGGGGATGTCTATTGAATATCTGGCTAAAATGTGTGGAACTAATTTTGACACTATAAGGAAAATGGAAACAAAGGAGAATTTTGCAGTTATAGAGGACTTGGTATATATGGTGTGCAGCGTACTTGGTTTGACAGCAGCCTGGGAGCAGCTGCAGTCTGATGCAGGGATAAAGGAGATCAAGGAGGGATAACCCTGTGAAGTATAAAAATGAATTGGAGAGATTACTGGAGATTTCAGTAGCCAGAGTACATAAAGAGGGTCATGCTTATATCCGGAAAATGGATAAAGGATTGCGACCATATAAAAATAGAACTGGTGCATATCTCAGTGATGGCAGTTTAAGAAGATGTGTATATCCCCCTTATGTGGGAGCAATTAAGGGCGGTCAGATGATTGTATTTGACATCGTTGCCGCGAAGGGGCAGGCGGTAAAAAGGAGCACCCTTTCTTTAGAACAAATAGAAGCCTTGGAAGGATATAGAAACATGGGGGCGAAGGCATATATTTTTATTTCCTTTGGTGATGGAAGAAAGTTTTATCGGGTGCCCGTTAGAGTGTGGAAAAAACTAAGAGAATGTTCTAGTAGAACCCTTATCATGATGAAAGATATTTCAGAATTTGAAGTGAAGTTCTGCAATGGAACCTATGATTTTTTCAGTGGATTATTGGAGGGATAAGTATGCTGGGGGTAACGATATATGACACGAAGTTTTCTATAGACAGAGGAAGTTTACCGCACAGTTTCAAAAAAGAGGGGGATCCTTATTGGGAGAATTTTAAAGACCTGATGCGATTTCTTGGTTCTATTGGATTTTATGTGGGTGAGGACAAGGAGGTTAAAAAGAGATTTCCGACCTTGAATATGACACATAGAGCCGGTGGATTTGATGATTTGCGCTTTAAAGCAGAATATGCTGCAAATCGTTTTGGAATTGAATTTTATCAGGATGTATTCCATAAAAATCCACATGGGGGATTTTATGATTTTGATAAATATGAAAAAATGCCGTATCTGATACAGAAACGGTATGACTGGACACTGGAGAAACTTCTGAAATATTTTGAAAAATGTGGGTATTCCATAAAATTTCAGCAGAACACCTGCAAGGGCGCAGCATTTATCATCAATGATTATATCCGCAGTTGGCATCATCCGCAGGAAAGATGGTTTTCTCTGAAGGATGTGGACGGACAGACTGTTTCCAAAAGCAACAGCACAGACAGGGATGGAAATATGTTGCAAAATGGTGCAACAAAATATTTCCGCGACTGGAGTGGGTATCTGATGCGGGGAAAGGTATACCACAATATTAACAATATGTGGTGGGTTCTGATGGCAGATGGACAAGTGAGAAACATTGCTTGCTTTAATTTATTTGACTTGCTGGAGACGGACTTCAGGGGAAGAAGAAAAACACACCGACCGCCGCAGGAATACGTGGAACGGAAGAGACAGCTTTCTCTTTGTAGCGTGAATGAATTGAAAAATGAGTTGAAGCGTAGAAAGCAGAGAGAGTTAAATGCTTGATAGATTGAAAAGGTTGGTGAAACTATGCCAAGAGAGAAACAGCGTATAAGTAGCGTAAAGGATAAAGGTTTGAACGAGCAGGAACGTTTAGAACTGGCTAAGCTGCTGATTAAGGCAGGATATGTAGTAAAAATCGGTAGAGAGAAACCGCCAGGAAAGAATAGTTATGTGTATTACGTTGAATATTGGGAGGATAGAGCAGAATGAAGAAGAAAAACTGCAGAATGACAGAGAGTGAACGCTTGATGCATGATCGGGCAGTCATGGTACGGAAAAAGACAGATGAGCAGTTATGTGAATATTTGGATAGTTTGGCGCATCATGACTCTGTACAGGAAGAACCCAGTATTGCTGATTTTATTGATTTATTGATTCAGAAGGCTGGTACAGGAAATGGAATTGGTAAAGCAACAGTGGAAAAAATCAAGCATTTTGCTATGAACGAAGGATTTATAAAAGAGTAAGTGAAGGTGGTTTCGTGAAGCAGCTTTGTTTTTTTGAGGAAATGATAATAGACAATTTCGCAGGCGGAGGCGGTGCGTCAACCGGAATAGAGCTTGCTACAGGCAGAGCGGTAGATGCAGCCATCAACCACGACCCGGATGCGATTCTGATGCACCAGACGAATCATCCGCAAACGAGGCACTATTGCGAAAGCGTATGGGACGTAGACCCATGGGAAGTCACGAGGGGCAGACCTGTCGGGCTGGCGTGGTTTTCGCCGGACTGCAAGCATTTTTCCAAAGCGAAGGGCAGTAAGCCCGTAGACAGAAATATTCGCGGTCTGGCATGGATTGTGCTGAAATGGGCGGGGACGGTTAAGCCGAGAGTTATCATTCTGGAGAACGTGGAAGAATTTCAGACATGGGGGCCGGTGCGGAAGGGAAAGCCTGTGAAAAGCAGGCGCGGCGAAACCTTCCGCAAGTGGAAGGAGCAGCTACAGGCGCTTGGCTATGAGATAGACCATCGGGAGCTTGTAGCGGCGGACTATGGTGCGCCGACCATCCGAAAGAGATTTTTTCTGATTGCCAGATGTGACGGAAAGAAGATTATCTGGCCGGAACGCACCCATGCACCGAAGGACAGCGAAGAAGTAAAAAGTGGAAAATGCAAGCCATGGAGAGGGGCGGCGGAGATTATCGACTGGACGATTCCATGCCCGTCCATTTTTGACACAACGGATGAAATCAAAGAAAAATACGGTATCCGTGCTGTGCGCCCTTTGGCGGTAAATACACAGAAACGCATTGCAAGAGGTATTGAGAAATTTGTGCTGCAGAATAAAGAGCCGTTTATTGTTCCTATTGGTTACGGGGAACGAAAAGGACAGGCACCGAGGGTGCATGACATCAATGAGCCGTTAAGTACGGTTGTTGGGAGCGGCAAACAATACCTTGCGATGCCTTCTCTGATTCAATATCACACAGAGCAATCGGAAAGAGTGAGAGGGCAGGGGATGGATGAACCGATTATGACGCTGGACGCGGCGAACCGATACGGGCGTTCTGTTGCATATCTGGCGGAATACTTCCAGAACGGCAGACCACTGGATGTGAATAGTCCCTTGCATACCTCGACCACGAAGGACAGGGAATGTGTTGTGGAGACCTTTATTTCCAAGTTTTACAAAACGGGCATCGGGCAGAAGCCGGACGAGCCTTTGCATACGGTTACAACATCCGCAGGACATTTCGGCATTGTCACAGTGAAAATGAACCGGTTGGAAATGAATCTGCATCACTGGAATGAAGTCAGAGAACTGCTGAATGCGTACTGTGGGTATGCAATCGCAGAGGATGAAATTCTGCTGTTAGATGTCAATGGGACGATGTACTTCATCAGTGATATCGGACTGCGGATGCTGACACCGAGGGAACTGTATGCGGCGAATGGGTTTCCGCCCGATTACATCATCGACCATGATTACACGGGGAAAGCCTACGGTAAAACAAAGCAGGTCGCACGCTGCGGAAATGCGGTGCCGCCGCCGTTCGCAGAAGCTCTGGTAAGGGCAAATCTGCCGGAAATGTGCGGGAGACAGTTTGAAACCATGCAGGAACTGTATGGGGTGATTTTAGGAGTGGGATTATGAAAGCAATATTAAAATACCCGGGCAGTAAGTGGCGCATTGCGGATTGGGTTATTTCCTTCTTTCCGGAACACCACAGTTATCTGGAACCATTCTTCGGCAGCGGAGCAACCTTTTTTCAGAAGAAACTGAGCAACATAGAGACCATCAACGATCTGGATGGTGAGGTTGTGAACTTCTTTGAATGGGTACGGCGAGATCCAGAGCGTCTGGCGAGAGCAGTTTATTTAATGCCTTACAGTAGGCAGGTTTACGATGTAGCGTTTGCACCTGCAGAAAACAATTTTGATGCAGCAGTGAAATTCTGCATACAGGCGAATATGGGATATGGTTTCCGCACAGCAGGAGCGAGGGCTGGGTGGAAATTCGACATTCAAGGCAGGGAACGAGCATACAGCTTGAACGATTGGAATGAGCTGCCGGAACAGATTATTTATGCGGCGGAGCGGCTGAAACATACGCAAATTGAGTGTAAGCCTGCGGTAGATGTGATTGGACGGTTTAATTTTGAGAATGTTCTGATTTACTGCGACCCACCGTATCTGTTGGAGACACGATTCGGAAAACAGTATAAGCAGGAAATGACAAGGCAGCAGCACGAGGAATTACTGGATGTATTGCTAAAAAGCAAGGCGAAGGTTTTACTCAGTGGATACGAGAGCGACCTTTACAATGATGCCTTGAAAGATTGGCACAAAGAGAAAATATGGAGCACGGCCAGAAATTCATCAAAGAAGAAACAAGAGGTGCTTTGGATGAACTTTGAGCCGATGCACCAAATGCGGTTGTGAGGAGGAATAAGTTGGAAGGATAATCATGACAGTACCAGTAATATACGAAATTGCAAAAAGAATGAGGGTGAAAAAATGAAACTAATTGATTTATTGGAGGCTATTCGGGGAAAGGAATGGTCTTGGGATACGACAGAAAGAATCCAGATTTGTGAGCCTGGTATTGGCTGGGATGATTTCTCGGAGTTCCATGCAGGTTCACAATTACTTAAGCCGTTCGCAGATTTAGAGGTGGCTTTTATCGGTTCGGTTGCGGAAGATGTGATTCGCGTTTCGCTTTACGATGAAAATTTTAGAGGTGTCAAAGGGTATTTCCCGATGCGGTGCATGGTCGGCGATATGGTGTATTGTTGTGATTATGGTCGCATAACGGAATATAAAATCACAGGGTATTCTTTCGGTACGTCAGAGGATTACATTGCTGAACCTGTTTCTTGCGATCAGGCAGTATTCTATTATTCTGGTTTGGGTAGTAGTGTTACAGGAAGTTTTGCAGAAAGCATGATTGGGGAAACTGTATTTTTAACATATGAAGAAGCAGAAGTAGCGTTAGAGAGAAGAAAGAAGGGAGAATAATGGAATTTGTTTACAATGAGAAAACCAAAATGTGGGAGGAAAGGAAAGAGCCATTTGCCGTATTGGAGATTGAAACAGAAGAAGATTTCAACATGATCCAGAAAGCGGTTGAGCAGTACAAAAAGCAGAATGGCAGCGGATGGATTAGTGTAGAGGACAGACTGCCGAATGATGAAGATGATGTGCTTGTCCTCGTCAGAGAGGTCGAACATTACGGAATGTGCAAAGAAAAAACAAAGGTGTATCATTGGATTTTTACCGGTTGGCACATTGATGGTGCATGGGCGACAACATATTGCCACGGACATAAAAGAGTAGAAGATGAGAACAAAGAATATCCGGATTGCGAGCATACGGTAACACATTGGATGCCATTACCAGAGTTGCCGAAGGAGGTATTGGAATGAAAGAGAAATGGATTGAGATAGAACAAATGAAAAGGCTGACAATGGATAACGTAGAAGAAATGGGTATGTTCAGTCTGGCACATAACTGTTGCTACATTGACGAAAACAGAAATACCAGATACAGAGATTTCGAGATAGACATTGATGCAAGAGAGTTGGCAAAAGGACTGCTGAAAGAAATGGCAGAAGGTAAGGTATCCTTTGAATCAGATGAGGACTTCGATGATTGGATGGGGTGCTGCATCGGAGAGGATGGTATATGCACACCAAGAGGCTTGATTGCCACTTTCTATCAGAATCTTTGGGCTATGGCGGAGTTAAGAGAGAAACTCAAATATTATGAGGACTTGGAAGAACAGGGGCGGCTGTTGGTGCTGCCCTGCAACGTAGGAAAGTATGAAAAAAGATTAAGGAGGAATGAGCATGGATGCAGTGAGATTTTTGAAAGAAAAAAAGAGGATGTGTGATAGTTTCGATGACTACTGCACTGGATGCGGAATTCAAGAGAAAAATCTTAAAATGTATTGCAGTACATACATAAAAAAATATCCAGAACAGGCAGTTGCCATCGTGGAGGAGTGGTCGGAGGAACATCCGCAGGAAACAAGATTATCTCAGTTTCTGAAATACTACCCAAATGCGCCGCTGGACATGTATGGCATACCGCGCGCTTGTGTCAAGGATTTGGGAATCGTGGAATATGAATACTTGTGTTCCGATGATTGTACTGATTGTCCAGACTGTTGGAACACACCGATTAAGGAGGAGCGACAAAATGGCAATTAAACCGATTTTATTTAATACAGAAATGGTACAAGCGATTCTGGATGGACGAAAGACTTGCACCAGACGGGTTGCAAAAAATGTTCCAGACCACACACATAGGATTGAACCTGTTTATGAAAATGGCCGCTTTCAATTTGATTGTTTTTATTCTTCGTATGTAGCTGCACTTGATGCTGATGCCGACTTTTGTATGCCATGCTTTCCGCCCTATCAGCAGGGAGACATTCTGTATGTTCGGGAAACATTTATTCAAGCAGCAGCTCACACTTTTTGGTATAAGGCAGATGATAATTCATGGATGCCAGAAGGTTTACATTGGAAACCATCAATCCATATGCCGAAAGAAGCTGCTCGCATTTGGTTAAAGGTGAAGGATGTACGGGTGGAGCGATTGCAGGAATGCGGAGAGGGATGGTGTATTGATATTGAAAAAGAGGGCATTGCAACCCCACAGGACCCTATATTATACATAAGTGATGACGCTTTCCATGACGCGTTAAGAATGGAATTTCAAAAAATCTGGGATTCCACCATCAAAAAATCTGACCTTGACCGTTACGGATGGGACGCTAATCCTTGGGTTTGGGTGATTGAATTTGAACGGTGCGAGAAACCAAAGGAGATGTAAGCTATGGTAGAAAATATGTATGATGAAAAAGAAATACCGGAGATGGAAAAAGCGTTAGAAGTAGTTTATGAAAGTTTAAATAATATGGCACGCGAGTATCCTGGTTTAGCTAGTTCATGTTTTCGGAGTAGGCGGGTTATCGAAGGGATAGTTCTTAGACAAATTAGAGACATTGAAAATGGGGATTTTGTAAAGATAGGAAAGTGGTTGCTCGAAGCACATAAAGAACCAAATTACCGGTGGAGTGTTACGGCAGAATGTTCGGAGTGTTGCGATGAGCTAATAGAAATATGGGCTGGATTTTTCCCGAATGTACCTGACTCATTAGCCAGAGATGTTGCTTTGATAAGTGCAAAAGATGCAAAGACTGCTAAACCTAGCAAATATTGCCCTAATTGTGGGGCAAGAATGGTCGGTGAGTGAGTATGAGTAGAAGATTGGGGGTGGAAGGGTGAACCGGAAAGAGACAACAAGGTTTTTAAGCGAATTGCTTGTAGCAGACAAGTTTTCCGGCGTAGGCAAGTATTGGGCAAAGGAAGTAAGTGTTGACCCTTGGACTTCAAATGGGAAAAGGGTGGACTTCATGCAATTTATACCGCAAACGCAATGCTCAATATCCGACATAGAAAAGGGCATATTCGTTTGCTATGAGGTAAAGAGCTGCAAAGAAGATATTTATAGCGGCAACGGTCTTAATTTTTTAGGTGAGAAGAATTACATAGTTACCACGATGCGCTGCTACAAGGATGTTTTGGTTCCAGATATGAGAAGTGGAAAGTTTTGGAACCATTTAAGAGCAGCGGCATCAGGTTCAAGTGATCATGTCGGGGTTATGGTAGCCGTTCCTGCTTTTTCAGACGTTACAAATGAGTTTGAAAATCCAACAGAGCTGGAGTTGGAAAGCAAACATTGGCAGATGCGTGTAGTGCTTCCTTGCCGGCAAGGATTACGGAAAAGGTCGCTCGCAGAATTGCTTTTTTGTATGTTAAGGAGCAGTCATAATTAAGCTGAATCGGAGCAAAGGAGAAGGAGAATGGAACGAAAACTGGTTGATATTTTAGATGTCGAAAAAGCGTTGAAGCGAAAAGGAGGATATTTGAATTTGACAGAAATGGCATTAAGAAAAGTACCTGAAGCTGTAGTCTGCTGCGAAAAATGCAAAAAGTATGATTCAGTTGGGAATGGTTGGGGAATCTGCAGAGAGTTCGATATTTCCAGTTTGGTATTTAGAACTGAAGAAGACTATTGCAGCAGAGGAGTTTTGAAAAAGAACACATAAGAGAAGGAGAGTTCCGCCAGATTCTAACGCACTCCCCCCGCTCTAAAGAAAATATGGACAAAAGAATTATAGCATGGAGAAATGGTTTATTTCAAGTTTAGGGAGGGATAGCAGATGAATCTGAGTGAGCTGGAAGAAAAAATACTGCGTATGGCGGCGGAGGAAGGAGCAAAAGTGGCTATTGAACACATGGAAGGGGTCAGAAAAAAGGCAGAGAAGACACGTTCAGACAGAAGGCTGCATAATACGAAGCTGCTGTTGCAAAATTATCGAATGTTTGTTATCCATGCAGGACATGCCGTATATAGTTCATCCGATGTACTTGATGAACTTCCGGAGAAACTTCTTGGCAGGATGATGGGTGATGATATGGATGATGATGAAATCTATATTGAAAGCATTAAAAGCAGCAAACTTCGGACAGCCATTATTGTAAAGCATATTGAGGATATGGTTTCTATGTATGAAATATTTTGCGAGAAGAGCGGGAACGATGAGGAGAAAAGGAGATATCGTATCTTGAAGATGCGTTATATAGATGATCCCAATTTTGATGTTCCTACAATAGCCGCGGTTGAGTGTTTATCCAATAGAACGGTATATAAGGATTTGGATTTAGCAATTAAGCGGTTATCCACGCTGATATTTGGTATAGATGGAATCAATTTCAATAACGATGCAAAAAGTGTGCAAACATTATGCAAACGAAATGTGTTATGATGTAGGCGTTAAATAATCCCCTTTTCCCATAGTCACAAAAGAATGAAAGGCAACCTCTGGATTTTACTATAGAGGTTGCCTTTTTTGTGAAGAATAGTACGCAAACCATTCTGTTCAGACCAACAAAATAGTTTGCGTAAGCATGGGATATGGGATTTTAGAACAATCGTTTCAACTATGGAGGTGGGGGATGAGAAGATGAAACCGTGGGAAGCCGCACAATCCGACTGGGAAAGCGGTATGAAATATAAGCAGATTGCGGAAAAACATGGCGTATCTTTGAGCACCGTAAAATCATGGGCGACACGATATTGGAAGAATGCAGGGTTGCAACCAATATCAGAAAAGGTTGCAACCAAGAAGAAAAGGTTGCAACCGAAAAAAGTTGCGACCGAAGCAATGGAAGAAATTGAAAGAGGCGTTGCAGCCGAGGAGATTCGGGAGATTATGCTTACTTCCGATCTTACGGAAAAACAGCGATTATTCTGCGTTTATTATGTTAAATATCGCAATAAGACAAAGGCATATCAGAAAGCGTTTCAGTGTAGCTATGAAAATGCCTGTAGCAATGCAAGTACACTATGGAAAAATAGTAAAATCCAAAAAGAGATTAACCTTCTTTTAGCTGAGTATCGTGAAAGTGTAGATCTGGATATGAAGGATCTCTTTCAGTGGTATCTGGATATTGCACGAGCGGATATCAACGATTTTGTTGAAATAAATAAGCATCGTGTTTATGTAAAGAATAATATTGATGGTACGCTGGTCAAAGAAATCAGTGAAACGCAGACAGGTATTAAGGTTAAGCTGAATGACCGCATGAAGGCTATGGAGTGGCTTGGACAGCATATTGGCTTGGCAGATGAAAAGATGCGGGCTGAAATTGCAGCTTTACAGGCAAAATCGCAAGAAGAAAGCGATAGCATAACAGCTAATGATTGGATAGAGGCGGTATTAGAGCAGGAAGCGGCAGAGAGGGATATTAAATGAACCATGTACTGAAAAGAAAGGAATTCTTCAGGAATCGTATACCTAAGTACCGCAGGAATCCTGTTTTGTTTGCCAGAGAGGTTCTGGAATTTGAGCCTGATAAGTGGCAAAAAGAAGCGTTGATGGATCTTGCTGATAACCCGAAAGTGGCAATCAAGTCTGGGCAGGGGGTTGGTAAGACTGGGATGGAAGCAGCAGCATTACTATGGTTTCTGTGTTGTTTCCCATATCCAAGAATCGTTGCAACAGCTCCAACGAAGCAGCAGCTGCACGATGTCCTTTGGTCAGAGGTCAGTAAATGGATGAGTAAATCACCGTTGCTTACTGAAATTCTGAAATGGACTAAGACATATATTTTCATGACAGGCAATGAAAAACGGTGGTTTGCGGTAGCGAGAACAGCTACAAAGCCAGAGAATATGCAGGGTTTTCATGAGGATAATATGTTATTTATTATAGACGAAGCATCTGGTATCGCAGATCCGATTATGGAAGCCATTTATGGCACCTTATCTGGTAAAAACAATAAATTGTTGATGTGTGGGAACCCGACAAGAACATCGGGTTCCTTTTATGATGCCTTCCATGCGGATAGATCTATTTTCTGCTGTCATACAATTTCTTCCCTGGACAGCCCTAGGACGAATAAGAGGAACATAGAATCATTGATTCAAAAATATGGCGAGGACAGTAATGTAGTACGCGTCAGGGTCAAAGGGGAGTTTCCTACGCAGGAAGATGATGTGTTTATTTCATTGGCAATAATAGAGCGTTGCTGCATGCTGGATCTGGAAGAAGGCGCGCCAATTAGCAGAATATCTTTTGGCGTAGACGTTGCACGATACGGATCAGATGAAACTGTTATAGCCCAGAACATTGGCGGAAAGGTGACGTTTCCAGCTATCTTTAGAGGGCAGAGCCTTATGGCAACAGCAGGGAAAATCGTACAATTATACCGGAAAGCGGTTAAAAATTATCCGGCCTATAGAGGAAAGGTATATGTAATTATTGATGACTGTGGGCTTGGCGGCGGCGTAACAGACCGTTTGGAAGAAGTAAAGCGCGAAGAAAGATTGACTCGGATGGAGATTATTCCGGTTAATGAAGCTGGACGAGTGCCTGATGATGCCATTAGTAGCGAAAGTAAGGCAAAAGCGAATGAAGTATATAATGACATGACAACTTACCTGTGGGGGACAGTGAAAGACTTACTACTGTCCGAAAGGATTAGTTTACAGAATGACAATGAGCTGGTCGCTCAACTGTCTTGTAGAAAGTATAGGCTGACAAGCAGAGGGAAAATCCAACTGGAAAGCAAGGATGAAATGAAAAAGCGTGGTATCACTTCGCCGGACAGAGCGGATGCAGTAGCCCTGTCTTGTTTTGAAAAGAAAGTTTTCAACCTCAGCAGTTTAGTGGATTAAGGTGGTGAAAGAATGCAAGACCGTGAAAAAGAGCAGTCACAGAAAGAATCTGAGTATCGTGTAGATGGGTATAAAAATCTTGTGAATAAATATGGAACGAAAAAGGATACTTCCGAACAGTACAGATTTGTGCCAGATGGTGCTGTGACAGATATAGAATTAACCATCAATTATGAAGAAAATGGGCTTTTTTCAAAAATTATTGATTTGCCGGCGGATGATGCAGTAAGCAGCGGATTTTCTTATGGCATCAATGATACGGATATGGAAACTTTCATCAATAATTCACTGGAAGAATTGGATTTTGAGGAAAAGGCAGCAACGGCACTGAAATGGGCCAGACTTTATGGTGGCGCGTTGCTGGTTGTAATAGTTGATGACGGGAAGGGATTGACCGATCCTGTGGATTGGGATAATATCCGTGGAGTGGATGAGATAATTGTATTCGAAAAGCCGATTGTCCAGCCGGATTATTCCAGCATTTATAGCTATAAGCCCAATAAAAAGGGACCTTCAAAATTCGGTACGCCGGAGTTTTACGATATATCTCCCCGGTACGGGATACCTTTCAAAGTTCACGAAAGTCGATGCCTGCTATTCAAAAATGGAACAGTTCCATCTATGAGCACAAAACAGGAATATCAGTTTTTTGGTATTCCTGAATACATAAAGATTCACAAAGCACTGCAAGAGGCAGTTACATCTCATGGAAATGGAGTAAGACTGCTGGATAGATCTGTACAGGCAATTTATAAAATGAAAGACCTTGCAGAACTTCTATCTTCGGTTGAGGGGGAGGATACGGTTCTTCGCAGATTAGAAATCATTGATATGGCCAGAGGAATCCTGAATAGTATTGTTATAGATTCTCAGGGAGAGGATTACGATTTTAAAAGTATAACCTTTTCCGGCATAAAGGATATTATTGATTCAACATGCAATATGCTATCTGCAGTTACCAATATCCCGCAGACCAAGTTGTTTGGACGTTCTCCGGCCGGGGAGAATGCTACCGGCGAAAGTGATATGGAGAACTATTATAAATATGTTGGCCAAATTCAGAAACTGAATCTAAAGGGGAATCTTCGGACACTGATAGATATGATTCTGGCTGCAGGGGTTGCGAAAGGAAAATTCGAAGATATACCAGATTATAAATTGATATTCAATCCTATGTGGAGTCTCAGTGATGCGGAGCAGGCGGCGGTTGAGCAAGCAAAGGCGGCAGCAGAACTGACAAAGGCACAGACTGCACAGATTTATGTGGATATGCAGGCTTTAGACGCATCGGAGGTTAGAACTCGTCTTGCGGAAAAAGGCGAATTCACTATCAATGATGTATTAGAAGAAGGAGATATGGATTGGAGTCAAATTCCGATAGCGGAAGACACTACTGCGCCTGAGGAATCTTTAAAGACGAAAGATACAGCTTTATCTGCAGAACATGATACTTCTGAGAAGATTACAATGGATGCAGCTATTCCAACAGGTTGTGGCGTGATTGTCATCAAGAATGGGAAATTTCTTGTTGGAGAACGTAAGGATAATGGGCTTATTTGCGGTCCTGGGGGTCATATTGAAGATGGAGAGACTCCTGCAGAAGCAGCTGCCAGGGAAACAAGGGAAGAGTTTGGAATACAGGTAAATGAACTCATACCGGTTACACTGTTGTCAGATATGCCAGAAGAATATTGTCCTTCGCAGGTATTTCTGTGCACAGAGTATTCCGGAGAACCGAATGCTCTTGATGGAGAAATGGAGAACATTCATTTTGAAGAAATCTCCGACCTAATGCAGAGAGAATTGTTTCTTCCATTTAGCCTTTCTATTCAAAAGCTGATTCAAAGGTTGAATAAATTTTTGAATCATGAGCATTCAGAACGTGCAGATGCCCGTTGGATTACAACAAGGCGAGGGAAACATGTTCAGATTGGCAAACATGGCGAATTATTAAAAGGTCATCCGGCCAATATTGGTGGCGGTGATAAAGTCGGGGGAAAATCGAAAGAACAACAAAAACCCACTAAAAATAAAGAGAATAAATTGCAAGAACAAAAGAAAAGTGGTAATATTGTAAGTGCTTTAGGCGCGAATTCGCTAAATGTCAAAGGATTTAAGAATAAACAGCATTTAAATAACCATTGGCAGAACGGAAGAACGCATAAAGAAGAATATTTAGATGAAGGCATAACAACCAAAGAACAGTATGAAAAACGAGCTGTTGAACTAGCAGAAATGCCCGTTGGTGGTAATATTCTTGGGTATAAGACCAAAGAAGGTCATATCTGTAGATATGATAAAGAAAAAAATGATTATGTTAAAGCAGATATTGAAAAAGGAATTAGAACTATGTTTAAGCCTGATGAAGGAGAAGCATATTATCACCGTCAACAGAGGAAAGAAGGGATAGAAGATGAATGAGGAAAAGCATCTTTGCCCTGTGTGCGGGAAGCATGAATTTGAAGAATATGATTCCTATGAATTTTGCCCTGTATGCAAATGGCATGATGACGCAATACTGACAGAATATCCCGATGATGCGAGAGGATATTATCACATGACATTAAACGAAGCAAAGGAAGCTTATGCAAATGGTCAGGAAATTTATTAACAGAGATTGAAAAGAGTCTTATGGAGAACATAAGGCTCTTTTCTTTTGCCCCTTTATGATGCCGAGAAAATGGCTCAGAGGGGCTTTTTTATTTGGGGTGATTATTTGGACAATGATGTAAGAAACGCCGCTCTTAGAAGGCAAATCAAGAAGAAAAAAGGTGGAAGAACAAAAATCACTGCAAAATATCATACAAAATACCCGGATGGTACCGAGAGAGAATACATTAGGCTATGTAACGCTTATATGACTCTGGAAAACCGGGTATTAGTAAGGCATATTCCGGATCTTAAGCGTATCTTACAGGACGGCGTGGAACTGCGTACAGATTCTGCAGATGACGATGCGAAGCGGAAGACAGCTAGGGTGCCATACCTGGGGAAGACTGTAAACAGAATTCAGGATCTGTTTGATAAGATAAAAACAGAATTGGCTCTTTTACTTTCGGGGTATGGCCTTCCGGAAAAATTGGATAGAATCGCTGATATGGGACACAAGATGTCTGTAAAGGAATGGAAGAAGCAGATTCATAAAACGCTGGGTATTAACATCATGGAAGATTATTATTTGGGAGAACTGTATAAAAGCCTGTTGCAAGAGTGGGTATCTGAAAATGTGGAATTGATTCAAACAATACCTTCTGATTCCCTGAATCGGATGAAGGAAATCGTTTATGTCAATTATATCGAAGGAAAGACAACTACGGATATTGTGAAACGGATCCAGAAGCAATATGCCATGGATAAAAATCATGCCAGAATGATTGCAAAAGACCAGACTGCTAAATTGAATGCCGCGATTACGAAGAAACAGCAGCAGGATGCAGGTATAAATTGCTATGAGTGGTCTGATTCTGGTGACAGCAGGGTGCGTGCGTGTCATCTTGAACTGAATGGTCATATTTTTCATTGGGACAATCCTCCCGAAATGTGGTATATGACCAAAATAAAGGGAAAAGTAATGACAGGAAGGCACTGTCACCCTGGGGAAGATTATCAATGCCGGTGCTGTGCATTGCCGGTTTTTGATATAGATCAACTGGAGTTGCCGGTATGAAAGGGGGGAGATAAAAGCTAATGAGTAAAGGAATGAAAAGGAATCAGAGATTGGATAGCATTTCTTTAGATGAAACATATTACACAGAGGAAGGCTATCTTGTGGATCACCCTATAGTAACTACCTGTGGCATATTTGAGTATATGCAGGAGGATGGAACGGTTAGACGGGAACTTCGTTTACCGGAAGAGGTATTTTCTGAAAAGTCATTAAAAAGCTACAAGGGAAAACCTATTATCATTACCCACGATGCCAGAGAAGTTGATAAAGAAAATGTTCGGAAAGAACAGATTGGTACAATTATGAGTGAGGGCTACCGCGACGGAGATAATGTTCGTTGCGAAATTATCATCCATGATACCAATGCACTGAAGGAATGTGGGTTGAAGGAATTGTCGCTGGGATATGCGATGGATAAAGAACTTACTCCTGGTACATATCAGGGAGAAAAATATGACTGTATTCAGAGAGACATTGAAATCAATCACTTGGCCCTTGTTGGTGAAGCGAGAGCTGGGAGAAGTGCCAGGTTAAATATTGATGGTAAAGACGAAGCAGAAGAGATACTTAAAGGAGGCAAGGTAATCATGAAAAATAAGAATGATATTGGCTACACAGCTGCAGATGGAACAGAACTGACACCTGAACAGATGGAAGCGGCAGTAGCACTTTTTAAGGCACAACAGGCAGCTGGACAGGCAGCGACAGATGGTGATAATGATCCAGAACCTGATAACAAGGAGAAGCCTTTGACGGAACAGGTCAGAGAAAATATGGAACGCATTGATGGAGAGGACAACAATATGAGTCCTGAAGATATCATTGCGGCACAGAAAAAAGATTTGAACAAGCTTTTGGAAGAGGTTGATCGCCTGCAGGCGGCTAATGATATGAATCATACGGATGAAAACAATGATGATCCGGCTGTTCCTGCTACCGGCACCGAGGGATCGGATAATAAGAAAAAAACTATGAATGAAGATGCTGTTGAAAAGCTGGTGGCAGAGCGGATGGATATTTACCGTATGGCAGAAAAACTGAATCTGGATGGGGTAGAAGGGCTGTCTGTGCTTGAAGGAAGAAAGCGGGTCATTAAAGCGGTTAATCCAAAGATGAACCTTGATGGCAAAACAGAAAGCTATATCAATGCTGCCTATGATATTGCAAAGCAGAATTATGCAGAACGAAAAAGCACAGATGACCAGCGTAGAGAGATGGCAAGAAAACAGATGAATGTTGATTCTAAGAGAGAAAGCAAATCTGTTTCTGCAAGAAAGGCTATGATTGCTGATATGACAGGAGGTAAGACAGTATGAGTATGGCTGCACAGACAAATTATAATTTCGGCTTTTCGAAAGGCGTTGCGGGTGGTCTGTTCGACTTATCCGCACATGAGGTATCTACAAGACAGGCGGAAGGGAAAGGTATTACATTTGGCATTGGTGTTGTTGTTGGAACAAACAAAGGCGTTGATATAAAATTGCCTGATGCGGATAGTGCCGGTATAGATTTTGAAGGGGTTGTTGTTCATAACTCTGTTATGACAGAATTGGATATGGACAACAAACTGGTTATTAAAGATAAAAGGACAGTAGGATGTCTGCATCATGGGAAAGTCTGGGTAAAAACAGGTGAAAATGCAAAGCCTGCATACAAAGAAAGAGTGTATATGATTACCGATGGTGAAGAAGCAGGGATGTTTACAACATCTGAAGATAAAGCAACAAAGATTGCTGTAAATGGAGTTTTTCTGGGTGAAACAGACGATGGCATTGCGAATGCAGAATTTATCCCTATCTCTGTAATGGCGGCTACAACAGAAGGAGGTACTGAATGATGAAAGATTACAATATGGATGACTACAGTGCATTAAAAGGCTCTACGCTGATTAAAGGCTTGGCGAGCAATGAAAAGATGAATTTTGACAGTGTAGAAGCAGCAAGTGTATTCTTTGCTCGTGAGCTGGATTATGTAAAGGCAAAAGCCTATGAGAAGAAATATCCCCAGTTATCTGCGCTGAGTTTCTTCCCTATTACTTCGGAGATTCCCGAAGGAGCTGAAACGGCTACATACTATTGCTATGATATTGCGGGCATGGCATCCATTATCAATAATTATGCGACAGACTTGCCCAGAGTCGATATTAAAGGTGAATCTCATACTGCAAACATTAAATCCATCGGTGATAGCTATGGTTATAATGTTCAGGAAATGAGAGCTGCCCGTATGGCTGGAAAGCCCCTGGATGCAAGAAAAAGTATTGCGGCGAAGAGAGCATCGGATTATCTGATCAACAAGATTGCATTTGCTGGGGATAAGAAAAACAATCTGATTGGTATTTTCAGTGAAGGCAATGACATTCCCCACTATGTGTTGTCTACGGTGGAAGTTGATGGGGTTCAGTATACAGATTGGGCGCACAAAAATGCCGATCAGATTCTGGAAGATATCAATGGAATGCAGAAATTCACAGATAAAATCACAATGTCTGTGGAAAAACCGGATACATTGGCTTTGCCTTCTTATGTATATATCGATTTGGCAACAAGACGTATTCCTGATACAGAAACAACCATCCTGAGTTTTATCAAGAGTCATGCACCTTATCTGAAAAATTTTGAATCTTTTGCGGAATTACAGGATACTGCTGCAGATGTTAACCCCAGCGGCAAAAATGTTGCATTTATGTATACAAAGGATGCGGAAAAATTCAGCATGGAAATACCACTTCCATTTCTACAGTACCCTGCCCAGATTAGCAAACTGGAGACGGAGGTACCCTGTGAGGCGAGAACAGCGGGGCTGATTATTTATTACCCTCTGTCTATGCTGTTGGCGTATGGTATTTAAGGAGGTTATCATCATGGAAATTATTAACAAATCCAGAAAAATTATAGGAATCAACGGAGAACCCTTGTTGCCCGGTGAAAAAATGACCCTGCATAATGGCCTTGAGAGTCACCCTTCTATCAAGGAATATTTGGCAAAGGGTTTTTTGGTTGATGCAAATAAAGAGAAAAATGCATCAGCGGATGCTGTTTGTGATGCTGAAAAAGAGAAGATTGCCGCAGAAGCAATCGAAAAGTATAAAGCCGAGCAGGAAGCCATGAAAGTAAAGCAGGATGAAATCAACGCCGTAAAAGGTATGAAAAAGGATGAGCTGCTGAAAAAAGCTGTAGCTATGGGCGTTGAGGTAAAGGACGATGAAAAAGTAGAGGTCATCAGAGAGCAGATTCTGGAAGCTATTCAGTGAGGAGGGAATGCCATGACGGCTATAGAAATGATTCGCCTGGTGGGGACTGAATTTAAAGCCGTTTCCGACTCCGTTTTAGAACAGTGGTTGGAATTTGTAAGTCCTATGGTAAGTAAAAAGCAGTTTGGAGAGTTGTATAATCAGGCACTTGCACTGCTGGTTTGTCACAAACTGAAGATGGCAGGTCATGGCGAAAATCCTCTTGGTGATATTGGCACAATCGGTGCTGGATTTGCCGTTTCCAGTGTGTCTGAAGGCGGCAGCAGTGTTAGTTTTGGCGCAAATCAGAGTTCCAACCTCGCAGCGGATGCCGAACTCGGCTTGACGGCTTATGGTGTTCAGTTTCTCCAGCTGAGAAGAATGGTCATTATCCCGATTCACTGTAGTGGAGAACAGGAGGCATGGTGATATGGCTTTTCAAATGGAAAATTTAACGCCGGAAGGAAGGAAGTACTTTGAACAGCTTCAGAAATTAACACAACTCGAAGTAAAGGTTGGCTTTCAGTCTGGGGAAGGTACTTATGAAGATGGTACCGATTTGATCGATGTAGCTTCGTACAACGAATTTGGCGGTTCTGATAGACCTGCCAGACCGTTTATGAAGCAAAGTTTTGAGAATCATGAGAGAGAACTTCATCAGGCAGGACAGATGGTAAATGACGCTTTGGCTGCTGGTAGTAGCGTAGAAGCGGCACTGAACCGTATAGGGGTAGTTGCAAAAGGAATCATTCAAGAAGAAATTCGAGATGGCAGTTTTGCTCCAAATGCGCCATCTACAATTCGACAAAAAGGTTCTGCACAGCCCTTGATTGATACAGGTCAGATGCGACAATCTGTAAACTATGCGATTAAGCATAAGGGGGAGTAAGGTATGAATATTCGCCTGTTTAATAAGAATTACTGGATTCGCCGCTTTGGGGAGCAGAAAATTATCCGCGGTTATGAGTGTTCATCCTATGAAGACTTTGGTATTAGTGCTAATATCCATCCCATGAGTACAGACAAAATTCAGGCTTTACCAGAAGGTGCAAGGCACATGAAATACCTTGAGGGACATGGAGAAAAGGAATTGCAATCCGTGAATGAAAATACGCATACCAAAGGAGATCTGCTGTTCTATCAAGGGCAGTGGTATGAATGTACGTCCTGCCAACTGTGGGACCATACGGTTCTGGCGCATTTCAATTATCAGTTTGTTTTGGTACCGAGGGATGTTTCAGATACCCATGATTTATCTGAACCGGAAGGAACTCCTGTTATTCAGCAGGCGAAGGATGGTGTGGGTTTATGAGGTTATCTGAAGCGAAGGAATTGTTCCGCTCTCTCCTGCAGGAATATTTTTCCGGCGCAATCGTGAAATTCGCAAATCAGAGCAGAGTTGCAAAATCCGGACTGCCCTTGGTGGTTATCACGCCTGGCAATGTTCGCAGGGATAGAGATGCAGTGATTAGCATCGTGGACGGTGTAACAATCGCAAGCTATCTCTCTCGTGTTGGTATGACTGTGGATTTGTTTACGAAGGGGCTACCTGTGGTTGACCCCGATACAGGGAAGGCATTTGCTTCGGAAAATACTGCGATGGAAGATGTGCTTTCTCTGATTGATTTTCTGAGTTCCCAACATGTTACCGACTGGTGCAGTAAGCATGATGTATCCATCGGGATAGATGGAGATGCTCAGGATCTGACTGGTATTGTAAACGATAACAACTACGACTATCGAGCAAGAGTGTTAGTCTTATTTTATTTTACGCAAAATGCTGTCGGATACGCCGGGGTTCTGGGGGAAGACAGTATCAAGGTACCAGAAGGCACTGATAAGGATGACTGGAAAGATGCAACCATCGATCCAGAATTTAAGCCGTCTTCTACAGGCGGCGGCTCTGAAGAATTGGCTTCGAAAGAAACCGGTTACTTCACAGAAGTAGAAATTAAGGAGGAAAAAGCCAATGAGTAAATATTACGATATGATCGCTACCGTTGATATCGATATTGCATCGCCCATTGTGGATGGCACTAGCTTTGACAACGTACTCATTATTGGCCCACTGCCTAAAGTTGCCGCCAAAAAGCAGCCGCCAAAGGTGGGGGTATATTCCAGCTTGGATGAGGTGACGGAAGCAGGCTGGGCTATTACAGGAGACACTGATCCGGTTGGCATTGCGGCACAGGTTGCTTTTAGCCAGAGTCCCAGCCCAACAACGGTGTATATTGCACCTATGCAGCTGACAGAAGGCGCGATTGCCGCAGGCAAAGTGATTGAAGCGGTGAATATGTCTATTGCAAGCAATGTCGGTGTAGATCCGAAACTGAGTGGATGCAGGCTGGCGTATGATGCAAAGGCGCGCATCATTGATTTCAATTTAACCGGTCCGTTATCCAAGGTGAAAAATACTGGTCTGTTTATTATGCTGAACGAGCTTATGGAAAAAGGCTACAAAGCCAGCATCGATGGCAAGCAGGTAACAAATGCTGCCGACCTGAAGGAGATGTCGGTATTCGAAAGGATTTCTAACATGGAGAAAGGTGACACGATTTCGGTGGTTGTAGATGTAACGGCCGAAGATGGTACAATCGTTCCTTTTGGCGTTATTGTTTCTTATCCAAGTGAGACGGACGCTGAAGGACACACAGTCGCTTTCGATGACGAGGTGCTGACAAATCCTCAGAATGAGCAGGAATCTCCGACTGAAACTATTCAGAGAGCCTTAGCAACTGCAGGCTGGTATGTAGTGTGTCCTGCGGGTGTGGATTCTGAGCAGTATGAAGCGATTGCTGCCTATGTCGAAACGCAGAAGAAGATGTTCTGTTATACAGAAAATGACTTCTTCGGCGCAGGCCCCGATGAGGAAAACAAATCCTACGTTGGTGATGTTTACTTCCGTTCGATTGGTGTTTTCGGTAAAGAAAGTACTGAACAGGAAATTGGGGATATGCCTGCTGCAAACCATTATCTGAATGTGGCTTTTGCAGTAAAATGGCTTGGATATTCTTCCGGCAGTGAAACTGCTGCGTTTAAGGCTCTGGCAGGCGTGTATCCATCTGAACTGACAACCACAGAGATGAATCAGTTGAAAGATGCAGCTATGAATTTCTTCGTGAAGGTTGGTAATAAGAATATCACGATTAACGGCATGACCAGAGCAGGTGAGTGGTGTGATGTTATCAGATTCCGCGACTGGCTACAGAATGATATGCAACTGAGGGTGGTAAACCTGTTTGTGCAGAATCCAAAGATTCCGTACACAGATAACGGGATTGCACTGGTGCAGAACCAAATGATTGCATCTCTGAAGGCTGGACAGGCTGCTGGTGGCATTGCGGAAGAAGAATACGATGCAGACGGAAATAAGATTCCTGGCTTTGAAACATCTGTACCTATTGCCGCCAATTTAACAGCGGCAGAAAAGGCATCCCGAAAGCTGAAAAACTGCAAATTCAAAGCGAGACTGGCTGGTGCGATTCATTTCGCAGAAATCAAAGGCAGCCTGACATACGAATTGTAAGGGAGGAGGAATGAAGCATGGGAAAGGTATCGACCTATAGCCCGAAGCAGGTAACTGTTGCACTTGGCAATCATATTGTCAGCGGTTACGCAGAGGATAGCTTTGTCAGCATTGAACCTAGCGGCGATGGCATTACCAAGAAGGTTGGCTGTGATGGCGAAATTGTCAGAAGCGTCAGCCCTGATGATACATTCACAGTAAAGCTGACTGTTTTGCAGACTTCGGATACAAACTCCTACCTGCAGAACTGCCTTGCACGAGACATGAAAAATGGCGAAGGCATGTTTCCTATCCTGATTAAGGATTTAAAAGGCGGTCTGGTATTCAGCGCGGAAGCTGCATGGGCTACAAAATCTGCATCTCGTGGATTTGGCAAAGAAGCATCTAACCGTGAGTGGGAAATTCATACGGGTAATGCAGAACTGAATGAATAAAAAAGAGAAAAGGGACTTTCGTTTATCGAACGATGGTCCCTTGTTCAATAAATGAAATAATCTGAGGGGGTTATTGGACATGAAACAAATGAAAAGGATTGAAAAGAAAATCGGGAACTGTACGTTCTATCTGAAGCCTTTTCCTGCCTTTACAGCAGCCAATATCAGTGGCGATTTATCGGCACTGCTGTTACCTATGCTTGGTGCTTTAGTGCCTGCATTTGCTGCGGCGATGCAGAAAAATGGTACAAAAAACTTCATGGATGTAAATATCGAGGATTTTTCCATGGAGTCCGCTGTTCCGGCGTTGTCTAAGGTAATGTCTGGAATGACAGGTGCACAGGTGGAACGGTTTATGAAAAAGCTACTGATTGAGCATGAGAATATTTCGGTTGAATGTGCAGAAGAGGATATTGGTGTACAGATTTTAGATATGGATACAGCAAATGAAATTTTCTGCGGCAATCTGCAGGATATGTATATCCTCTGCTATGAGGTAATTAAACTGAATTTCAGTGGTTTTTTCAAGAATCTCGGAACCCAATTTGGCGATCAAATCTTAGCGCAGACGAAGGAACCGAGTACAGAAAATACGGAGAACTTGATGTAAGTCAATTCGCCGAATTGGAAATGAGGATGTATGTTCTCATAAAATCCAGATTGGCATCGAAATACGAGTTGGAAACGGTTTACACTTTGGATGAAGCATTGAAATTATATGCTTTACACCAGATGGACTTGGATATTGAGAGAGGTCATGCAGAAGAAATGAAAAGGCAGATGGAACATTAAGGGGGTCGAAATCGACTCCTTTTATTGTTTGATTGCATAAGGTAGGTGGAACAGGATGACGTTAGCTGAATTCGTCAACGTAATCGGCTTTAAAGTGGATCAGAGCAGCGTGAATGCTGTCAACAGCACAATGTCTGATATTAAAAGTAAGGCTGCAAATCTGCTTGGAAAAATCGGCATCGGCCTATCTGTTGCAGGTATGGGTGTTGCCGTCAAACAATGTATTGCGCTTGCATCTGAAGCAGAGGAAATGCAGAACAAATTCGATACTGTATTTTCCGGCATGACTAATACTGTTGAAGACTGGGCGAAAAAGTATGCTGACAGCATTGGTCGAAGCACGAATGATGTTAAGACATATCTGGCGGACGCGCAGAACCTGATGGTAGGTTTCATGGGACCGGAGAATAGACAAGCTGCGTATGAGATGAGTAAAAACATGACCACGCTGGCTATGGATCTGGCATCCTTCTCAAACATCGATGAAGGAATTGCGATTAACGCAATGCAGAAGGCGGTAATGGGCGAAACCGAGTCGGCAAAAACGCTGGGTGCAGTTCTGACAGATGTTACTAGAGCGCAGGCTATGGAAACGCTTGGTCTGAAAGGGAAGTATGAAGCACTGGACCAGGTTCAGAAAATGCAGGTCAACTACCAGGCAATCTTGCAACAATCTCCAGATGCTATCGGTGACTGTGAGAGAAGTATAAATTCCTATCGCAGCACCTTGATTTCGTTTCAGGCGAAGCTGACGGAGATTAAAACTTTGGTAGGGCAGTTCTTTATGCCGGCTGCACAGAAGGTTATAAAATTCGGGGCATGGCTGCTCACATTTGCCAGAAATGCAGTGATGCGATTGAACCAGTTTGCTGATTCGGTCGGCGGTTCCGAGAGAATCTTAGCTGTCTTAGCTGCCACATTTGCATTGTTTTTTGCGTACCAGAAATGGAATACTATGATTGCCGGAGCGAAAGGTGTTTTAACCCTTTTGAAGGGATTGAACGTCCAGACAATGCTCTTGTTTGCTAAATTCCTGTTACTTGCTTTGATTGTCGATGACCTGATTGCATTCGTGCAGGGCAGAGATAGTTTGTTTGGCACTTTGCTTGAAAAAGCCGGTGTTGATACGGATGCACTGCGGGACAAAATCAAAGCCGCAGGCAAGTACATAAAAGAAACTTTTAAGAGCCTTGGCGAGAACCAAGGTTTTTTGAAAATCCTAGGTATTGCTGTGGGTGCCATTATGGGGATTCTGACAGCAGCAAAGGCGGCATCTTCTGCAACGAAAATCTTTAAACTGATATCTGGTGCCGTGAAGGGTGTCGGGGCGGCCATTGGGTTCCTGACCAGTCCGGTTGGCATTGCCATCATGGTTATTGCAGCGTTGGTCGCAGTCGGTGTTTTGCTGTATAAGAACTGGGATAAGATTAAAGCAAAGGCATCTGAACTGTATCAGCGAGGATCCGAAGCATTCCAGAATCTGCAGACAGCAATCACTGAAAAAGCAAATGCCATCCGAGATAAAGGTAATGCTGCATTTAGTAACCTTGTGGAAGGGATTAAAACGAAATGCGGGGGCATCCGGGATACGGTTGTGAATGGTTTTGAAGCAGCGGTTGCCTATATTACATCTCTGCCATCCAGAGCGTTTACTTGGGGTTCTGATATTATCAGTAATATTGTAAACGGCATTACAAGCGGTATCGACCGTGTGAAAGCAGCGGCATCCAATATCGCATCTACTATCAAATCGTTTATCGGATTCTCTGTTCCCGAAACAGGTCCGTTGAGCAATTTTGAAACCTATATGCCGGATATGATTGACTTGCTGGTGCAGGGCATTACAAACGGTGAAGGACCGGTAGGTGCTGCGATTTCTAAATTGACAGCAAATATGAGTAGCCTTATCAGTTCCGGAACGGTGAGCGCAGCGACCAGAAGCGGTGTTTATAATAGCACATCCAACAGAAGCGTAACGCAAAATGTAAGTTTCAGAAATACGTTCAATGGTGAGCCTGCAGTGCAGAAAAATGCTTCCAAAGTAATGAATCAAGCATCCCATGATACAACTGCAGAGTTGGCTAGAGGATTGGCTTTCACGAGGTAGGTGAGAAGATATGCTGGCAAAACAGCCTGTAACTGTAAATGGAATTGAATTTGATGCGCTCATCAGTCAGGATTTGACGTTTGAAGCCACAACGCCTGAATATGCTGTGGAGAAGGGTTTTACTGTCAGCGATGCTGTTATCAAAAATGCTGAACAGCTTAGTATGGTTCTGTATCTGACTCCAACGCCTGTCACATGGTATAAAAAGCATGGCGGCGGTCAGGAGAGGGTAAATGCCGTAATTGAGCAGCTGCAGGAATTGTATTTTAAGGCAGAACCGGTCGAGGTAGTAACCTCGGAAACCGTATTTAGCAATATGGCTATCATAAATATCTCATTCTCTAAGACGGTTGAAGCGGGATACGCAATGGAGATTCCGATTGCGTTCAAGAAAATCAGAATCACAGAAGCGAAAACAACGACGATTCCGGCAAGCTACGGAAAGAGTGGGAAGACGAAAGCGTCTGCCGGCAATGCAAATAAATCTTCTGGAACGAGTAAGGCTTCAGAAAGCAGTAATAGTAGCAGTAGTGGTAGCAACAGTTCAAGTTCAAAATCGAGTAGCAGCAGTGGGAAAAGTAATAAATCTTCGATCTTGTATGGTCTGGGGAAAAAGGCAGGCCTGATATGATAGATGAGCAGGGGTGATTAGAATGGAGTACACCATAATCGAGGTGCCTGATGTGAATGATAGCGTGTCGCGCATTGTTTTGAATGATACGGTCTATTTCATACGATTCACCTATAATGATACTGCCGATTACTGGAAGGTCAGCCTGTATGATGCACAGAATGAGCCGATTGTTCTGGGTATTAAAATCGTGCCGAGGTTTCCACTTAATACATTCTATCCGGTCAGTAAGTTGCCGGATGGGATTTTTGGTGTGATTACCCAGCTGGATCATGTTGGCAGGAATGATTTTGTTGAGGACAAAGCGCAATTTATTTTTTGCCCTCTGGAAGAGTAAGTTTTTTGAAATATGATGTTTTCGGGACAGTCTGCGGACAGTCCTTGGACAATCTGCGGACAATCCTCGGAGATTCCATTGGATATTTCAGAAAAAAGTGAAAATGCCGTAAAATGCCTAAAAATCAAGGTTCTCTGGCATTTTGATATATTTTTGTCCATTGGATAGTCCGCGGACATTCCATTGGACAATCCGAAAGGGTGTCCATTTGTAAATCCTGCTGAAAACGAAAAAATTGCAAAAATGCTCTGGTTTTTATAAATTACGCTTCTGCAAGTGAAAAATTCATGAAAATAGCAAAAGTGCGTAAAATGCCTAAAAATCAAGGTTCTCTGAGAGTGGCTGAATTTTGTCCGCGGACATTCCATTGGACAATCGGACGGAAATCCGCGAGTAACCGTAACCGTAACCATATATATTATTTAATAAATTAAATAATATATATATAAATATATGCTTTTCGTGTTCTGACAAACACAAAAAGCGTTTTTATTTTTCTGCCAGAGAATGGAGGGATAAAATGCAAAGTCTGAATAATTTTGACAGGCAATATCGTTTGTCTGTCGGAAAGGCAGGAGGCACTGGATTTGAAATCGGAGATGGTGATACTCCACTGCATGTCAATTTCTCCATCCAGAAAAGCGATCTGGAGACACAGAATACGGCAAAGGTAACTGTCTGGAATCTGAATAAGCAGCATAGAGCAGCCTTAAATCAAAAAGATTGTGTTGTAGCCTTGAAAGCTGGATACGGGAACAGGCTGTCTCTTATCTTTTCCGGTATCGTCAGCTTTGCATCCACAACGATGGATAGTGCCGATCAGAAAACGGATATTGAGGTTGTGGATAACCTTGTGCAGATTCGGGACACATACGTTTCCGTTTCGTACCGAGGTGCGGTAAGCTGGCGGACCATCTTTGATGAAATTGCAAATCAGATGGGCGTGGCAATCACATATTCGTACAATGCAAAGTTTGTTGATATCCAGAATGGCTTCAGCTATGTGGGGTTAGCAAAGAATATCCTGAAAAAAGGGTGTGACTGCTGTGGATTGAGTTGGTCTTTGCAGAATGGCGTTCTGCAGATTAAGAAACCGGGCGATGTTATGTCCAAGCAGGTATATCTGCTCAATGCTGACAGTGGTCTGATCGGGTATCCGGAGAGGGTAGTCATTGAAGACTCTGAATCGAGTGGGAAAAAGCAGTATGGCTGGGATGTAAGTTATTTTCTGAACGGCGCAATCCAAATTGATGATTTCGTAAAACTGGAGAGCAAGGAAGTCACCGGATATTTTCGGGTGTATTCGATTTCTATTGACGGTGACAATGTTACCGGTGACTGGATGTGTAAAACGCGCCTGTTGGAGGTGAAAGCATAATGCTACAGGAATTTGTAGAGCAGCTTGGGAAAAATACAGAGAGTGCGATTCGTGAGATACATACAGCAATGCCGGGCAAAGTAATTGCTTTTGATTCTGCAAAAGGCACAGCATCGGTGCAGCCCATAATGAAATTCAAAAAGCCAGACGGAGAGATGATTGACTATCCGCAGCTGACAGGCGTTCCGGTTGTATTTCCGCAGGCTCTTTCTCAGCAGGCAACGCTGGCGTACCCGGTGAAAGAAGGGGATGGCTGTCTTATCATCGTTGCGGAGCAGTCGATTGACTACTGGATGTATGGTCAGGAGACGAACACAGACCTGGCATTTGATTTGACAAATGCAATCTGTATACCCGGTCTGTTCCGGCAGCCGAGTGCGCTGGTTCAGGAGGCTTGCCGGAAAAATGCAATTATCATTGGTGTGCAGGAAACAAAACTTTCGGTTGGTCAGGGATATATTGAGATATCGGCCCCGGAGGTTCGCATGAGCGGCAATCTGACCGTTTCCGGAAATATTGATTCCGGCGGCAATTTGTCAGCGGTCGGTGCTGTTTCTGCCGGTGGTAGTGCGGAAATTGGCGGTAGTGTATCAGCGGGCGGAGGTGTATCGGCAAATGGGGATGTAACAGCCGGTAGCATTAGCCTGAAAAATCATACGCACAGAGATGGACGCAACGATGTAACAACAATACCGCTGTAACACGCTCGTATTTATGCTTCCTTGTCCGCACAAATGATTTTTATATTCTGGACAACCAATTCTCCAACTGGATAATAAAATCGCTTAAAATGGAAAATACGGGGTCATACAAAAAGGCTTTTTGGGAGGGATGCTCTTTGACAGATATAATGCTGAATACGAATGGCGATATTGCGATTTCTGACACAGGAGATATTTCCCTCACAGAAAGCGTGCGCCAGGCAATTTTGGTACGTTTGAGATGGATTTACAGAGAATGGCGGCTTGGGCCAGAATATGGTTTTCGCTGGTTTGAGGAAGTGTTTGTAAAAAATCCGAATGAGGTGAAAATCAGGCACTTGATTCGAGAGGAAATCCTATCTGTGGACGAAGTGGTGTCTGCGCGGATTCTTTCCTACACGTTTGACCGGAAAAGAAGAAGTGCAACCGTAGTTTATGAAGTGAGTACAAGCGAAGAAACGTTTCGTGAGGAGGTGACATTGCATGAGTGAGTATGGGGTAACGCCGAATGGCCCGAATATCAAAAGGCTGGATACCATCATTGATGAAATTCATGCAGATCTGTCAGAGGGTTGGGGAAAGAACACAAAGCAGAATCCGAAATCCCTGCTGAACCATTTAATCACGAATTTCGCCGATAAGATTGCTGAGTTGTGGGAGTTCGGCGAGGATGTATATTACAGTATGTATCCTGCCAGCGCGGAAGGAATCAGTCTGGACAACGCAGCGCAGTACGGCGGCTCCACGAGAGAACCGGCGGCTAAATCGTATTATCCGATTCATTGCACCGGCAGAGATGGGTTGACCTTGGATGAGGGTACGATGATTGCATCTGACACGAATCCTGCGATTTATCTGTCACTGACCGCACCAAGAGAATTAAGCCGAACATCCTGCAATCAGGCAGCAATAAAAATCGCATCTGCAGAGGGGAACGAGGTGTACACCGTAGCCATCAATGGTACGGTGTTTTCTTATGCCGAAAATTCAGCAGAGCCGCTGGTTATCCTGCGAGGATTGGCGGAAAAGATTAAGGGCATTGATTTCAAGGCAGAGATTGACGAAGAGAATGAAGTTATGACGTTGAAAGCAGACGATTTGGTTTCGCAGAATGATTTGGTTTTATCCGAAAATCTCACCACAGAAACAGTAACCTGCGTTATTACGTTTGGCACGATGGATACGGGAGATATTCTGCTGCCGGATGGCGTGATTACGGAAATTGTAAAGGCGGATGCAGGGTTGCTGAGTGTCAATAACCAGTGTGGATATATCGCCGGGAGGGATGAAGAAACCGATACGGAGTTTCGACAGTCTTACGCAGATAAAATTTTCACACGTTCCTCCAGAATGCTTGAAAGCATCCGCTCTGCAATTTTAACGAATGTGCAGGGGGTTCTGAGCGTTGCGCCGTATGAGAATCCATCCCATGAATGGGACGATTTCGGCAGACCGCCGCATAGCATCGAGATTGTTGTAGACGGCGGTGATCCAGCGGAAATCGCAGAACAAATTCTGAAAGAAAAAGCCGGTGGCATCAATACTTTTGGTGATGTAGCAGTTAGCCTTGCAGGGAAATACGATGAAGATATTACGATCAGATTCAATCGACCGACCAAGGTTTACACATGGTTTCATATTGCAATCACGCTCCGAAAGAATGAAGGGATTCCGCCAAACTATGTTGATTTGCTGAGAGAAGTGATTCTGAGTAATACAGAAAAATTGAACGCCGGGGATGATGTGATTCCGCAGGAGTTCATGTCTGAGCTTTACAATGCCTGCTCTGGGATTAGCTATATCGACATCAGCATGTTTGCAACGGCTGATGCAGGAGCAGAACCGGAAACGTATCCAAGCAGATCGGTTGAAATCACAGCAAGACAGCGTGCGTATACTACCGAATCAATGATAGAGGTGGTTATTGATGGCTGATTTCATGAAAGACTTGAGAGAAGATTTGCTGGAACAATTCCGGGGAAAAGAAAACATCGATGTTCTCATACGGGCATTGGGACGGCAGCTGCAGGATGTCTTTGATTTCTATGAGCAGCTGCGTTTGGACAGAGGAGTAAAAACGGCGGTCGGCAAGCAACTGGACGGTGTTGGTGATATTGCGGTATTGAGCAGAATGGAAGCCGGCAAATTAGCCGGAAACCCGATTCTGTTTAATATTCTCGATGATGAAACCTACAGGCAGTACCTGATTTTTAAAATTTTGAAAAATAACTGCGACTGTACCTATTGGGACATTATCAAGGCGTTCAGCATGTTCTGGGAAAGACCGCTTTACTACAGGGAGGATCCGGAACAGCCGGCAACCATGATTTTCGATACCGGAGAAATGCAGGGATTGGTTGATACCAGACCACTGTTCCGCACACCACTGCTCAGGGCTGCAGGGGTTACGCTGAAAATCTATGCCAGAACATCCACGCCGATGAATGTTGCGGTTCTGCATATTCTGAGTGGGTTAGGCTATGCAGTTACGGTATCCACGCATCCCATCATTGAAAGGAATTATGACTTCCGAGGAAAGCTGCATATCGGTTCTGTCAATCAAGGCATTACGGAAGATATGATTCCGAATGTGGAGCCTGAATATGATTTTGATGGGAAGTTATATGTCGGAACGCAGAACCAGAGCATTATGCAGGGGTCTTTGCCGGATATCGAAAGGGATATTCCTTTACAGACATCCATTGATACCGGAAGCGTTGTAAGCAGTGTTATGGAAACGCCCTTGGGAGATATCACACATTTCAAATAAATCTGAAAGCAGAAGGAGGAACCTCACACATGAGTTATTACGGAGGAACGATTACTGTTCTTGGCCGAGATTTGATTACGAGCCTTGTAGCAGGTGAAACAATCGAATTTACCCGAATCCTTGTTGGTAAGGGCAGTATGCCGGAAGGCGTTGAACCGATTGATATGACTGAGTTGGTTGAGCCTGTGGCAGAGGGTGCTTCGACAGTCCCCGTGGTTGATAATGGCGTAATCACGATGACTGTTGAATACCGCAACGATATGAATGGCGGTCTGAAGGATGGCTTCTGGTTGCGAGAGTTTGGTGTTTTTGCCAAAACAGAAAACAGCGAGGAAGTGCTACTCTATTATGCAACACTGGGTGACAGCCCTCAGCCTGTAAACGCATATCAGGACAGCAGAATTGATATCAGACGATATCCTATTACGATTTCCCTGGCATTGGAAGCAAATGTTCAGGTTGTGTATAACCCCGGTGCATTCATCACCGCAGGCGAAGCACAAGAACTGATTGATGCCATGGTCAATGATGCGGTAGGCAATGTTGTAAAAGATGCTGCATCCGCAATTATTACGACCATCACGATTCCTGCAGATGCTTGGCAGAAACGGGAATTTGATGATAAGAGCAACCAAACCTATTCTGACGAATATGTTTATTTCGTTGATGTGGAGATTGATGGGTGCATGGAAACGATGTTCCCAACGGTTGCTCTGGATAAATCTTCTCTTGAACCGGCTGGAAAGGCAGGCTTATGTCCGACCGCACAATCGCTTTCCGGCAGTATTCGTTTTTGGGCGAAAAAAGCACCCGAATCTGCTCTGGAAGCTACGGTGGCATTGCTTGGCGAATCCATTAAACTCGGTTCGGGAGGAGGCTCTTATGTATTACCCACGGCGACCGCTACCAGACTTGGCGGCGTTAAGGTAGGCGAAGGCTTACAGATTACGGAGGACGGTACGATTTCTACCGTCACGGATTTTGCAACCAGTGATGATATGGAAGCAATGCTGGAAGAAGCCTTCAATGAAAAAAGTTAAAGGAGAGGAGGTAAAAGATGGCATACGATTCGGATTCTGTAGTTACTTTGGGAACTATGAAAAAAGCCATGACTAAGGTCAAAAAAGAAATTGCCGGGGAGGTTTTAGCCAGCGGTCACTTGCGGCAGGAGGCTGTTGATTCTGTTCCTGAACCGGCAGATGCCGTTGAAAATGTCTATTATGTGGTCACGAATAAGGATGGCTTCAAAGACATTTACACGCTGATTGACGGAAAAATGGAACAGATTGATGATACAAACATCAATACTGAAAATTTTGTGACACAGCAGCAGCTTGAGGATGCAATGAAAAATTCCGGGGTTGCCGGAGAAGTGGCAACGGATGAAGAAGTATCCGAGATGCTGAAAGAGGTATTCGCTGGCGAATGAAAACGGAAAAATGAAAAAAGGTATTTACGATTAGGAGGAAAATTATTATGGCATACGATGTAAATAAACTGGCAAGACTGTCCCATCTGAAATCTATGGCTGAAGCCGCAAAGACTGATTATACGGCGAAGATTGGCGTTATTGATAAGAAGATTGACGATCAGATTAAGGCAACGAACGCTGTGGTTGCAAAAGCGTTTAAATCCGGCAAGGTAGACGGCAATACAGTAAATCTGTATACATCCGATAATATGACAGGCGATGCAGCCTTCAGCTTTGACTTCCCCATTGAAATGGTGCTGGATCAGGCAAAGACAGCTTTCGTACCTAAATTCGCATTCTCTGAGGAAACATACACTGGCGCAACAAATCCTAAACTGGAAGGCAAGCCTGTAATGGTTCTGGCTGTAAAAGGCTCTGACAATTCCGTTACATATTCCTTCCTGAATATGGCTACACTGGTGGATACATACACAGCAAAAGCAGGTGACGGTTCCGCCACAGTAACAGTAGAAGGCTACGAAATCACAGTAAATGTGGAAGTATCCGAAAAAGAAGGCAACCTGCTGCAGAAAGATGAAAACGGCAAGCTGTTCGTATCTGTAGATCAGACGGGTAAAGCCGATAAAGTAACTGGTGCAACGGAAGGCAATCTGGCCGCACTGGACAATAACGGCAATCTGACAGACAGCGGCATCGCGAAAGACAATGTGGTAGTCGATGATGACATCAAAGACGTTGTCAGAACAGGCAATGTTGCAACAGATGCCGAAGTGACAGAGATGTTGAAAGAGGTATTTCCCACAGAGTAATCACTTCTAAACTTTAAAAGGAACGAGTTTAATCTCGTTCCTTTTTTCTTTTATCTGGTACGGAGGTGATTGCATGGATAAGCTGGCTACCAAGCAGCAAGTAAAGAGCTGTATCAGTGCTGTAAAAGGCTATGTAGATAAGATTCTTATTGCTGTGACGGATGCAATCGAAGCATTAGATACATCCAAAGTCGAGAAGACGGAAGCGGTATCTATCGTTATTCCTGCCGCCACTGGTTGGGGTTCTGACGCAACGGTCCCTGATTATCCGTTTTATTACGATATCCCGGTGAATGGGGTAACTGCACATGATAGAGCAACTATCACGATTGCACCAGCAAGTATTGGCACAGCTGCCTCCTGCAAGCTGTGTCCAACGAATGAAACTCTTGCAGGAAAAATCAGAGTTCGTTCCGTCAGCGTCCCTGCAAAGAGCATCGCCGCTGAATACTGGATTGAACAGGGAAAGGAGTAAAGTCTTATGGCATTTGGCCCTGTTAATGTTGTCCCGCCAATCAATGCAGATGATGTGATTGATCAGGGGCAAATCGGCAAACCCGGCGGTCTTGCTTCGCTGGACGAAAATGGGAAGTTGCCTGCGGAGCAGATTCCTGAAATCAGTTTTGATAAATTGGGACTTCCGCTTGATTTCAACAACCTGCTGCATTGGCCCGGATGTACTCGGATTACGAGTCCTACAAACGATGCCACTGGCGAAACCGTTGAGCAGATTGTTGATACGGCAACGAAAAAAATCTTGAAAGCAAAAAGAACTACGCTGAAAAACTCTGATGGGAGTTATCAGGAAACGTATGTTTACTATGAGGATGATGGTGCCACAGAAAAGTACCGGTTCATTGTTCGCACAACGAAAGATGGCACAACATCCTCCTGGTATGAAGAAGTAACGAAAGAGGAGGTGTCTGGCACATGAGTGTGAGAGACTCGTTAATTGTAAATCAGAATACCGGTGAAGAAGCGAAGGAAATCAGAAATGATGTAGATAAAACCGGTAAGTCTGTGGACGAATCCATTACCACTGCCAAAGAAGAAATTTTGGAAAAGGTTGAAAAATCTGACGTAAAAAGCTGTGTCAAAGAAACATTAAACAGCACAGTGGATACAGAAAAATTCATGACGTTGGATAAAATGGTCGCTGAATTATGGGGCGGTAGACAGGAATATGAGGAACCTGGCACATATACATTTAAGGTTCCCGAAAGTGTAAATAACCTTGTAATTACTGCGTGTGGTGCAGGTGGCGGAGGATCTGGTGGTAACAGCAATGGTTACGGCGGTGCAGGTGGTAGCGGAGGTATGTGCGTTAAAAAGAAAATCTTAGTTGAGCCAGGCACTGTACTTTCTATACAGATTGGTGCCGGTGGAACAGGCGGTGAACATGGATACACTGCACCGGGAAGAGGCACAGACGGCGGAAGTACTGTAATTTCGAATATTCTTTCTTTAGTTGGGGGGGAAGGTGCTTACACATCAGCAGAATCTGTTGGTGAGGGTAGTGGAGCTGGTGGTAAAAGTCATTCGGAAGGTAGTGTAGGACTCTTGGGTGCAGGTGGTAAAGCTGGTGGCACAGCCAACAAGGACGGCGGCGGTGGCGGAGGTTCTCTGGGTGACGGCGGCAACGGCGGTGTATCGGGTAGCAATGGGAATCCTGGAACCAAAGGTAGTGGCGGCGGCGGTGGCGGCTACGGCGCTAAAGGAGGTAACGGCGGAGACGGATATGTATTGATTGAATGGGGGTTGGTTGCAGTATGACTTATGCAATGCTTTCGAAGAATCGAGTAATCGGAGTTTTGTATGATCAGGAAACAGAACCTGAATGGGGACCGACTCCGGACGGGAGTCCTGTTATCGCAGTTCCCTGTGATGATACCGTTATTCTGGGGATGCTGTACAATCCGGAAACGGGAGAGTTTTACGAATACGTTCCTGAACCTATAGAGGAAGGGGACTATGTCCCGACTTATGAAGAACGGATCGAAGCAAAGTTGGATTATCTTACTATGACGAAGTGAGAACAAGAAATGGAGGAAACACTATGAAAGTTTACATAATTTTAGGGGGGGGGTTACGTCTTAACGGACAGTAACCGAACCTGTAAGTGTACGAAACACACTCAGAATGGGGGTGTTTTGGCATGACACCATTGGATAGAAATGTAATCAAAGATTATCTTGACGAAAATACTACCGAGGTCAAAGGCTCTATTACTACAGCCAAGCAGGAGATTCTTGCAAAGGTCAAAGAAAGTGCCGAATCCAGTTCGTCCTCCGGCGGTGTCCAGACCTTTACCGAGGATGGCACGTTTACCGTTCCTGCTGGCGTAACGAAGATTTTAGTTACTGCTTGTGGTGGTGGAGCAGGTGGCGGCGGTGCTATAGCAAGCGATGAGGCTGGTGCAGGCGGTAATGGTGGTTCGTGCATCATAAGAGAACCGTATACAGTTATACCGAATAGCAAAATAAATATTGTTATAGGGTTGGGTGGAGCAGCTGGGACATCAAGCAGCAGTAGCAACTCCAATCCAAAAAGTGGTGGATCGGGAGGAACTACGGTTATTGGTTCGCTTGTTTCTTTGCCCGGAGGTGTAGCACAGGTATATGCAACTACCCCAAACACAGAGGATAGAAATGTTGGTGCCGGCAATGGAGGAAAAGGTGCTAGAACCTCCTCTAATTCAAGTCAATGCAGATATGCAGGAGACGGAGAAAATGGAGTTAGAGGCTGCGGAGGTACTGGGGATGGATATGGTGCTAGAGATGGTTATACTAGTGGTGGAGGCGGCGGTGGTTCTTTCGGCAATGGAGGAAATGGTGCTTATTATTTTAACAGAAAAACACATTACGCAACCAACGCTGGTTATGGCGGAGGTGGCGGCGGTGCAACCAATGACACTTCATCAAATACTGCGTCCGCAGGTGGAAACGGAATCGTTATTATCGAATGGTGATTTATAAACTTTCATAGAAACGCATGAAGTAAGGAGGAATCACAATGTTTAGTTTACATAAAAATCGGGGGGGGGCATCGTACTTTAAGTACAGATAGCCCTTCTTGTCTTTGTGCTGAAAACACCTTTGAAGGGGGTGTTTCGGTATGAGTGAACCCAGAAGTTGGAACGAAACGGCAAATATCGTAGAAAAGGCAAAGAAAGAAGTTGGTACATCTATTTCCACAGCGAAAGAGGAAATCATCTCCACGGTCAAGAAAACTGCTGAAGACAATGATATGCTGGATGCTATTTATGGACGCACCTATGAATTCGACAAAGCAGGTACTTATACAGTTACAATTCCCGAATATGTTAAGCGAATCAGAGTAACTGCTTGCGGTGCAGGCGGCGGCGGAGCTGTCGATAATGACTACTGCGGCGGTGGCGGTGGCGGTGGTGCCGCTATCGTTAACCAAGAATTTGATGTTACGCCTGGAAGCACATTGACTATTACTGTTGGTAAGGGCGGTGCAAGTGGCACATCAAGCAGGGATTCTGCGGGGAAAAACGGCGGAGCAACGGTTATCGGGAGTATTGTAACACTTGCCGGAGGTAGCGGCGCATACCATGCAGATAATTATTCCGGCAAAGGTGGTCCGGCAGGCGGCGTAGGTGGGGGTGCTGGAGGTACAGGTAATAGAGGTTATGGTGGTTCTGCAGGCGAAGATGGCATCTTAGGTAAGGGCGGCTCATCCATTTCTCAGAATGAATCTTCTAGCAATTCTTCTGGTGGCGGCGGAGGCGGATCACTCGGAGATGGTGGAACCGGAAAAGATAATATATCTGATCTCAGTACCAAGAATGGTGTTCGTGGCGGCGGAGGCGGCGGCACATATAAAAACGATAGTACTTATGCTGGCAATGGTGGCGATGGCTATGTAAAAATTTGTTGGGGATTATAAATCAATATAACAAGAGAGCAGGGACTATCTAACAAGGTAGTCCCTGTCTTTAAAAAAAGGCAAACAGGAGGAAAATGATGAGTGGTATTTCAAATGATATTGCGACATTTGTATATGCCATCATCGGTGGTGGGGTTGGGGTAGCACTTGTCAATGCCATCAACGATAGATGGAAATTAAGACAGCAGCGGAAGGCGCAGTTAGAAGATCGTGAAGAAGAAAAAAACGATAAAACGGATGAAATTGGTGAGCAGGTAGAGGAGTTCAAGGCGTTTGAGAAAAGAAAGAACAAAGAATTGGAAGATAAAATCGACCATCTGACAAAAGACATAAAAACACTGATGGAAGCGCAGAAGTTGATGTATCTGGATAAAATTTGTTACCTTGGACAGAAGTATATCTCCGAACGGGAAATCACATTCAATGACCGCAGAATGTTCCACATGATGCACGATATGTACCATGATAAACTGAATGGTAACGGAGATGCTGATTATGTGGTGCATGGTGTAGATAGCCTTCCGCTGAAGCTGATGGACAAAGGGGAGGTTGGTTTGGATGTACACCGCGCAGAATGTGATTGTGGAGGTAATCGTAGCAAGCATCTTTGTAATTATAACAGCAATGATGTTATTGCGAAGAAGTAAGAAGAAAAAACGAAATTCCTCTCAGCAAAAGGATGGAGAAAAAAAGCAGGGCATTTTTAATATCGAATTTTCGAAGCGAATGTTGTATCTGTATTGCAGCATTTCGCTTTTTTTGATTCTGATTGTCATTGTTGGCACGCTGCTTTCTATCGATGTTTCTGTCATAGCGGCACTTGCAGGAACGTCATTGGTAGTCGATGGCACATGGGGAGGATTTTACCTGTGGAAATCCAAAAACGAAAATAGAGCGAAATATGCGCAGAGATTTGTAATGAAATTCGCTGACAAATACGGCATCGATGCTGCAATTCGCCTGGCGGAGGTTGTGCTGAAAGATTAACGGTTGAAAAGGAGATGTCTTTTATGGCACTGGTTGGAAAAACGAATGAAGAGAGAATCTGGAATTACCTGCAGAAGCAGGGCATGAATTCCTGTGGTGTCGCAGGTCTTATGGGAAATTTGTTTGCCGAAAGCGGCTTAAATCCCCAGAATTTACAGAACAGTTGCGAAAAGAAACTGGGGTACACTGACGCAAGCTATACAGCTGCTGTGGATAATGGCAGCTATACGAATTTTGCTAAAGATTCCGCAGGCTACGGGCTGGCGCAGTGGACATATTGGCTTAGAAAACAGCAGCTGCAGGCCTATGCAAAGCAGGCTGGAAAATCTATTGGAGATTTGGAAATGCAGCTTGAATATTTGATTCACGAACTGCGGACCGGCTATAAGGCGGTGTTTGCAACGCTGAAAACGGCAAAAACGGTTCGTGAGGCATCTGATGCAGTACTGACGGGATTTGAAAAGCCTGCGAATCAGAGTGAGTCTGTAAAGAAAAAACGCTCTGACTTCGGGCAGAAATTCTACGATAAGTATGCAGAAGACCAGAAGAAAACAGAGAATGGAGGTAAGAAGGTTATGACAGAGCAGGAGATTAGAAAAAAGCTGGTCGATATTGCGGTTGGCTATTTGGGCTGCAAAGAAAGTGATGGCAGTCACAAAAAAATCATTGACCTGTACAATTCTCATAAGCCGCTGGCCCGTAGCTATAAGGTGAAATACACCGATGAATGGTGCAGCACATTTGCCAGCGCGGTAGCGATTCAGGCAGGTCTGACTGATATCATCCCTACGGAGTGTGGCTGTGAGAAGCATATCGAATTGTTTAAGAAAAAAGGGCGCTGGGTTGAGGATGATGCCTATGTTCCTAAGATCGGTGATTATATCTTCTATGATTGGGATGATAATGGAATTGGCGATTGTACCGGACACGCAGACCATGTAGGTATTGTTGCTGAGGTGAAGGGCAGAGTTCTGAGAATCATCGAAGGGAATATGAATGAAGCGGTTGGCTTCAGAACAATTTCCGTAAACGGTAGATTTATCCGCGGGTATGGTGTTCCGAAGTATTCCAGTAAAGTGGGTTTTTCGGAGACGGCGCAGGATAATACCTATACCGTAAAATCTGGTGATAGCCTGTGGAAAATCTCGCAGACATTCCTTGGAAATGGCGCAAGATATAAAGAAATCATGGATCTGAACGGCATGGTCAGCCAGACCATCAAGCCCGGACAGGTTCTGAAACTGCCTATGTAATTTTGAAAGGAGAGGTTGATTATGATATCCGTACTGAGAAATATTCTGGATGTATTAGTGCCACTGTTTGGCATTACATACATCTGCCTGAACGCATATAACAAAACAAAATTTGAATTGGTAAGCTACGTTGCAGAGCTGATTGCAGTAGCAGAAAAAACAGGGCTGACCGGTTCTGAAAAGATGGCTCAGGTTGTGGCCGAAATGTATAAGAAGGTACCGAACTCCCTGAAGAAGGTATTAAACGAGAAGCAGCTTGAAATGATTGCACAGTGGATTTTTAACTGGATGCGTAGATATGCTGATGCGTATCTGGATACAAAGCAAAATGCAGATAAAACTGATATAGAGGAAACCCTTAATAAAAAGACAGACACAGCTGTTGCAAAGGTAACAGCAGATTTGATTATGGAACTGATGGATCTGACAGAGGACGCATTGAGACAGAAAGCGGCTGACTATGGTATCGATCTGGAAGGTAAAAACACAAAGGATGAGATTGTAAGGGAAATCATCCGGCATATTTTGAATGTTTGAAAGATATGGAAAGGATGAACCTGTAAAGTGATAAGGGTTTGAAGAAGGAGCGCGTTTGATGCACTCCTTCCGTAACCTTATCTAAAATATAAAATATAGTTGCAAAAAGGTATAGGGATTTTGAAGGTTTCTCAAGAAAACAAACAGAATTTTACACAAATTCCTACTTTGTTTGTTATTAAGTCTCATCCTTAGAGGCTTTTTATATAAAAAAGGAAAAAAGAAAAAACAAAAAATAAAACAAAAATAAGTATATCGAAATGAAGAAATGAAAAGGAGCGTGTACTTATGGAAAGTTTTATTACATGGATTGGTGGCAAGAAACTGCTGAGAAAACAAATTGTGAGTGAATTCCCGGAAAGATTTGATAAATATGTCGAGGTTTTTGGTGGAGCAGCGTGGGTGCTGTTTTACAAAGAAAAACATGCAGAAAAAGAAGTATATAATGATATCAATTCTGAATTAGTCAATCTTTTTCGGATGGTAAAATATCATCCGGAGGCAGTGGAGAAAGAACTGGAATATATGCTTAATTCCAGAGAAATGTATAATGATTATTACAACCAGGACATTACGAAGAGAACCGAAATCCAAAGAGCCGCAAGGTATTTCTTCCTTATAAAAGCATCTTATGGAGCGAAGATTAGTTCTTTTGGTTGCTCGCAGAGAAATGTAACGCAGATCAAGAGTATTTCGGAAGTTCAGAATAGGTTATCTAAGGTGCTTATCGAGAATAAGAGTTTTGATCAGCTCATTAAAGCGCAGGATGGAGAAGGAACATTATTTTATTGTGATCCTCCATACTATAAAGCGGAGAAATACTATGCTATGGGGGATGCAACGTTCGGGAGAGAACAGCATATTGCTCTTCGGGATATATTGAGTCAGATAAAAGGAAAATTTGTTTTGTCCTATAATGATGATCCATTTATCAGAGAGCTTTATCGAGAATTTTACATTGAGGCAGTCGAAAGAAATAATAATCTGGGAGTTGCCGCAGGTGGTAGCAAGAGATATAAGGAATTGATAATTAGAAATTATTGATTCTTTTTTTGTTCAAAAAATTACGAAATATGAAATAATAATACGGATATGGTTAATATATCTCAATTACTGATAGCATAATACTAAAAGCGTAAGTAGGAGGGCTATCGGTGATTAAGATATATTTATCAACAATTTTAGGAATGGACCGGATGACACAGATTGAGCTGTCGAGAAAAACAGGGATTAGACCTGCGACAATCAACGCTATTTATAATGAAACGATTGATCGGATAAATTTGTCTCATCTGAGCAAAATCTGTGAGGCTTTGGACTGTGAGGTGGCGGACCTTTTACAGTATATTCCTGATCAAGAATATTATCAGAACAAAAGGCAACGAAAACGGTCTTAGTGATATAAAATCCTGCCGACTATTTTTGCCGACTACAACACTGATTTTTTGCCGACTGATTGCCGACTCTGAAGAATATAAATAGGAGAATCTACCTTTTATATATACATTCAAATTAAAAAAGAATACAGTGTATTTCAAACGGTTACAAACATTGAAAATACATATAGGGAACTGCAACACCTCTATCCCCGGTTCAAATCCGGGTGGTGCCTCGCAAGCCTCGGTTGAAAGCCGAGGCTTTTTCTTTTGCACAAAAGCAGATTGTTGGGAAAAGAAAAAAGGATTGACGAAACCCAAAAAGGAGAGTATACTTATAAACAACAGTTGAATATGGTGCCATAGCCAAGTGGTAAGGCAAAGGTCTGCAACACCTCTACCCCCGGTTCAAATCCGGGTGGCACCTCTTGAGTCCTGATTTTCCAATCAGGACATTTTTTATGTAAGAGAATAACAAAAGAACGACAGAATGTTTATAATTACCGTATTCTGTATACAAAAAGACTGGCGAAGTAGGCAAGTTCACGAAAATCAGGTTTTTGCTTTCCTTCTGCTGTTTTATAGGATATACTAAACTTGGTTAAATATTGGAAATTCCAATATGAAGAGTAGAAATTTTTAGGGAGGAATAAAA